TTAAAGGGCAAGATTAAGCTGATCCCTTCCATAATGTGATGCGGGAAAGGCATCGCGGGGGATGAAATCAGATGGTAAAGGTTCTGCGCCAGTCGAGCGCTTTGATACTTTGCGTTCTACGGTGTTCAGTGTTGTGAATGACTCGCTGCATTCAAGGTTCTGACACTGGTGATATTGCCGGATAGTGAACTCACTTAACCGGCGGCTGGTACGGGTACGAGCATTGGCGCCGCAGTATGGACAAACAAACATGATGATCTCCCATAGGGAGTTGAACTCACGCCTATTATTGCCGTTACTGGTCCGCTTCTGCAATCCAGTCGCCTGTTTTTGCTTCAAGTTCCAGTTGTGTGGTAAATCCGCTATCACCTATTGCATGCTCTGCTTTAGCGATAATCCAGTCCTGTGCGTCAATCTCCTGCTTAAACCCGGACACGGTCAGATGCATGCCCGGGTATAAATCCGCGCGGCCTCGCGCCAGGGTGATGGAGAATTGCGCCGCGCCCTTCTGGAGCTGGATCCACTTTGCCGCAGCGGCGCGCCTCGCTGCCGTTTCGTTCTGGTAGGTTTTGCGCAGCACGTAAACATTCCCCTCCTCGCCTTCCATGTAATCCCCTTCCGCGCTGCTGCTTTTCTCTACTTTTTTCCGGGCCTTGCTTTTGCGCTTTGTGACCTTTACCGCTTTTTTCTTACCAAAACTAAGATCCAGCCAGTACGCCCGCACGCCGGTGTAAGCATCACGATCAGCAATGCGGAACCGGTGGCCGTCGCCACTGGCGCGGGTGATTTCAGCAGAAGGCAGCGCCCTGCCGGAGGCGCTCACGCCGCCGCCGGGGAGGATGAACAGCAGGCACCCGTTTTTTACGGTGGCAATAGCGCCCAGCATATCGGCCATGCGGGTTAAAAACGACATGTCGCTCTCTTCGGTCTGGTCAGCGTGGTCTATCTCGATGTTGATCAGATCTTCGCTAATCATCGGCTTAAGCTTATAGCGTCGGGCAATGGCAGACACCACGCGCTCTACTGTCACATCATGCCAGGACACCTCCCGCCTTACGTTCATTTCTTCGCGAAAATCCGCGCTGTGCGCCGTCACGTCGATCACATCCGGCGGGCCGCCGTGCCCGACTTCATCAACGGTATAAAGCCCCTTGTAAATCAGTGGCTCTCCCAGCCAGCCAATAGAGACCGCCAGCTCTGCGCCACGCGGCGGCAGATCAACCATCCCGTCTGCGTCGTCAATGGAGAGTGTGAGCTGATCGGCCTCAAAGCCGTTATTGTCCGTGACAGAGAGCGCCGTGATACGGTCTGCCAGCTCAGTCAGTTCCACGCCACCCAGCGTAATACTGAAATCCGGCTTTTTAACGGCCTCGCTCAGTTTCTCTGAATAGTTTTCGGCTGCTGTTTGTAGTGTGTCCGCTATCGCCATAACTCCCCCGTTTTTTGCTGATGATTCCACGCCCGCGCGCGGGGCTGAATCCCTTTTTGTTGTCAGCGAACGGGCAGACCGGCAACCGCAGGACTCAGCGAGCGGGCCGGGTGATGATTGCCGGGAACTCAAGCAACATGATGGTGAACTTATGTCTGAAACTCGTTTTCACGGCGTCCGCAACCGCGAAACAACCGATCTGCAAACGGCAATCAATGATATTGATTCGAGCGTGATCGGGATTGTGGCGATCGCTGACGACGCCGATCCCGAAACTTTCCCGCTGAATACGCCGGTACTGCTGACGCGGGTGCGTAATGTACTCAGCAAAGCGGGTAAAACCGGTTCGCTGTATAAAACGCTCAAAGCCATCTCCGATCAGTGCAGTCCCCGCGTTGTGGTGGTTCGCGTGGCGGAGGCCGCCAACGGTGCCAGCCAGTCGCAGGCCGTCATCGGCGGTGCTGACGGCGACAGCTATACGGGGATGTACGCCCTGCTGACAGCGGAAGCCAAAACCGGTTATCGTCCGCGCATCCTTGCGGTGCCGGACTATGACGCGGCAGAGGTAACCGGGCAGCTTTGCGTGATTGCCCAGAACCTGCGCGCCTTTGTTTATGCCGGTTGCAACGAATGCGCAACCATGGCGGAGGCTATCGCTTATCGCAAAACCTTCGCTTACCGCGAGCTTATGCTTATCTGGCCGGACTTCATCGCTTACAACCCCCTGACAGATGATAACGAAACGTTTCCCGCCCCGGCTTACGCCTGCGGCCTGCGCGCCGCTATTGATAACAGCCAGGGCTGGCACAAATCGCTGTCCAACGTAGTGGTGAATAACGTTCTGGGCATTTCAAAAGATGTTTTCTGGGCATTGCAGGCAGAAGACAGCGACGCCAACGAGCTGAACAACAACGAAATTACAACACTTATCAAGCGCGACGGTTTCCGCTTCTGGGGCAACCGCACCACGGACACCAAAACCTACACTTTCGAGGTGTTCACCCGTACCGCGCAGATCCTGGCGGACAGCATCGCGGAGGCGCAATTTACCACGGTTGACAGTCCACTCACTCCGGCCAACGTGAAAGATGTGGTGAGCGGTATTCGCGCGGCTCTCAGCAAAAAAGTCACTGCGGGCCAGCTTATCGGTGCGGATTGCTGGTATGACACGCTGGACAACGGCACCACAGATCTGCGCCAGGGTAAGCTGATTGTGCGCTACAGCTACGGCCCGGTCCCGCCGCTTGAGGATCTGACGCTTTACCAGACCTTTACTGATGATTTTTACGAACCGGCGTTCGCGTCGCTCGGAGGTGAATAATGGCCGTCCCTCACAAACTGCGGCTTTTTAGCTGCTTCATTAACGGTGATAACTACCTCGGAAAAGTGACCTCTTTCACTCGCCCCAAACTCTCACGAAAGGTAGAGGACTATCAGGGCGGCGGCATGCTGGGCGCGGTCGGGGTTGATCTCGGCCTTGATGCTGGCGCGCTGGATTCCACGATTGTATTTGGCGGCGTCATTAAGGCTCTTTTCCTTGAATTCGGGGCGGAAATTGACGGAACGCGACTACGCTTTGCGGGTGAATATTACACCGACGGCGACAGTCAACTGGTTGAGGTCGAGCTGCGCGGGCGATTTACCGAGCTTGACGGCGGAGATTCAAAACAGGGGGAAGATACGGAGGAAAGCTACACCTTTAAATCCACCTATTACAAATTCTCCATCGATGATCAGCCCATTATCGAAATTGACCTACTGAACTTCATCTACAAAAAGAACGGTCAGAATATGTTCCCTGACCGCATTACTTCCGCCCTGGGCATGGGTAGTTAATCGCAACAAAAAGGGCGGCGGTGACGTCGCCCGGAGAAATCAGAAATGACCAGTAAAAATACTTTCAAATTGACTCGTCCAATTGTGCGTAAAGATGGCGAGATTAGCGAAGTAGAGATCACCGGCGCCATCAGTCAGGCCGGATCCCTGCGCGGTCTGAACCTTATTCGGGTTGCCAATATGGATGCGGATTCCATCGCCACGCTGTTAACGCGAGTTACCGCCCCTGCTCTGACGCAAAAAGAAATCAACGAAATGCACATGCTGGACTTTATCGGTCTGGCAGAGAAGATGGTCCCTTTCTTGAATCCGCCGGAGCCTGGAACATCGAGCGCGGCGGAGACGGAGAGCGAGTAATCACCGTTGCATTCGACCAGATCGACGATCTGGTCGCTGATATTGCCGTAATTTTTAACTGGCCGCCCTCCGAGGTCTTCGGCATGGATCTTGGCGAGGTGATAGCCTGGCGCAAGCGGGCGGCGCTTCGAAGTGGTGCCAGTGATGAAGAATCTTGATATCCGCGTTGCATTCAGCGCAGTAGACAGGTTTACCCGCCCCGTTAATGCCGCCCGCCAGAGTGCGGGCGGCTTGTCTGACTCCCTCAGAAAAACACAATCCACCCTGAAAGGCCTCGATAAGAGCACCGCCGCATTCCAGCGTATGACTGCCGCCGTCAGCAAAACAGATCGCTCTATCTCACGTGCGCGCACTCGCTTTGAGGGGCTGTCAGAGACGCAGCGTAAAAACGGGACGCTGACGGAAAGGCAGCAAACACTGATGACGCGGCTGGGTGAGCGCCTCGACAGACTGAGCGCAAAGCGCGTGACTGAGGTGGCCCGCCTGCGCGAGAGCGCATCAGCATTGCGCCAGCATGGCGTGATGCTCTCAGGTAGCAGCGCAACCATCAGCAATGCAATACGCCGCACGGATGAATTGAGCCGGTCGCTTGAACGGGAAAAAGCGCAGCTGGCTGCGGTGACTCAGGCCCGCAAGCGCTACGAGGGTGCGCAGCAGATGGCCGGGAAATTGCGCGCAGGCGGCGCGCTGGCGGTCGGCACAGCAACCGCCGCCGGTTATGGTGCCGGGCGGTTCCTGTCGCCTGCGGTGGGCTTTGATGAGGAAATGTCCAACGTCCAGGCGTTGACGCGGCTCGATAAAAACAATTCGCAGCTAGCCGCCCTGCGTGCTCAGGCCAAAAAACTCGGCGCGGAAACCGCCTTCACCACGCGTGACGCCGCCAGCGGCCAGGCGTTTCTCGCGATGGCGGGTTTTACACCTGATGCTATTCGTGACGCCCTGCCCGGCGTGCTTAACATGGCATTGGCGGGAGGAATGGACCTGGGCGCCAGCGCCGACATCAGCTCTAACATCCTTTCGCAGTTCAGGCTTGATCCCAAAGAGATGGATCGCGTCAGTGATGTGCTGACTGCGGCATTTACCCGCACGAATACCGATTTAATGAATATCGGTGAGGCGATGAAATACGCGGGCACCGGCCTTGCTGGCCTGGGTGTTGATGTTGAGCGCACCACGGCAATGATCGGCGTAATGGCTAACGTTGGTTTGCGTGGCAGCATAGCAGGTACGGGTTTACAGGCGACTTTCTCCCGTCTGGCTGCGCCAACCGGTAAAGCAAAAAGCGCACTTAAAGAATTGGGCGTCGAAGTTGCTGACGCCGCCGGAAAGATGCGCCCCGCCGAAACCGTGCTGGCTGATATTTACAAGGTTGTAAAAAAATACGGCGAAACAGATCAGCTTTCATTTTTCAAAGATATTGCAGGCGAAGAGGCGGCGAAGTCATTCCGCGCCCTTGTGATGTCAGCCGGTAGTGGTGAATTGCAGACACTGCTTAGCAGCCTGCAAAACTCGACAGGCGAAGCCGGGACGGTAGCAAAGGTCAAAACGAATAACCTTGGCGGTGATCTGAAGGAGCTGGACAGCGCCTGGGAGGCGTTTCGCATCTCTGTCGCTGAAACTGTGGACGGGCCTTTGCGCCGACTGACGCAGGGACTCAGCCATGTTATTGGCAATATCAAAAGCTGGGTGGAAGAAAACCCGCGACTGGCTAAGACGCTGTTTGTTGCCGGTGGTGTTGCGCTGGCGCTGACTGCCGCAGTCGGCGGACTGTCTCTTGCTGCTGGCTTACTGCTGGGGCCGTTGGCAAAGCTCAGGCTCGGCTTTGCGCTGCTGTCTGGCGGGAGTGGTATTGGTGGCACGCTGTCCGCGTTCCGGGCGCTGTCTGCCGTTGGGGGTAGCTCGCTCGCGAAATTCAGCGGCTGGCGCATCGTGTTCGGGAGTATTTCCACACATGCCAGCGCCATGGTTAAAAGTATCGGCGCACTCGGCGGGCGCTTCGCTGCCCTTGCCGGTGCTCTGGCCCCCGTTCGCGGCGCGTTACTCGCGGCGTTTACCTCTCCTGGCGCTGCGCTCGGCTCGCTGGTTAAAGGGATTGGCGGGCTTGCGTTCCGGCTGACTGGTCTTCCGGCGCTGTTTGGTGTGGCTAAGGCGGGGATAGCGGCCTTGGGTGGAGGACTGTCACTGTTGTTGAGTCCGATCGGTTTACTGGGTGCTGCGTTTGTGGCGGCGGCAGTGCTGATCTGGAAATACTGGGGGCCAATTAAGGCGTTTTTTGCGGGTGTCTTCACGGGGCTGATGCAGGGGCTTGCACCACTTCGCACCGCATTTGCAGGTTTTGCGCCTGTCTTTGGCTTGATTGGTGATGGCGTCAAAAAGGTCTGGAGCTGGTTTAAAAAGCTGTTTGTACCCGTGGAGCAAAACCGGGAAACACTGAACAAATGCGCGAACGTAGGTGAAAGGTTCGGGAGGGTATTAGCGGGCGCGTTAGGGATGGCGCTGACTCCTGCAAAAGCCTTGCTGAGCGCGCTCACCTGGATCCTTGAAAAGCTCGGCGTTTTGCCCGACGAAACGGAAAGAGTGCGTAAAAAGCTGGAGGAGGCGCAAAGGACGTCGCTTTTACAGGAAAAGCTGACGCTCCTTCAGGGTGACATTGGAGCGATAACACCTAAAAAGGCTGAAGTACCAAAAGGTGATGCGTCTCCAAATGAAAAGCCTCTTACTGGTGATAAGCCTCTGCGTCGCCTGGGTGAGATTGCAGACAATACAAAAGGACTTTTAGATGAGGAAAAGCGCAAGCGCGTCGGGCCGGGAGATATCGTATTTAAAAACCTGCCGCCTGCACTGGCAGTGCGGGGTGAATGGCAGGAGTCGCGACTTGTCCGCCAGTCCGTCAGTGCCCGTCCGATCATTGCGGCCGGTGAGCCGGTGGTGTTGCAGGCACCTGCCCTGAAACCAGTGCGCAGGGATGAGGTTAAACGCGCGGCAGCTGCGGCGCAAGGCGGAGTTTTTTCCGGTGAGGTCCACGTCCATTTGCATGACGTGCGGAGTGATAACCCGCGCGAGCTGGCGCGGCTGGTTGGCGAAGCTGTCCGCGCGGAAATGGATAAACAAAGGCGCGCTGTCCGCGGTTCCTTCAGGGATAACGATTAATGGGGAGTCATAGCGATGATGATGGTATTAGGACTTTTTGTATTTGAACTCAGGACGCTGCCCTATCAGCAGTTGCAGCTGTCCCGTAACTGGCGGCACGTCAAAAATGATCGTGTTGGCCGTAGCGCAAAATGGCAGTACGTGGGCGCGGGCGAAAATCAGCTGACGCTGGGCGGGCTGCTCTATCCAGAAATTACCGGCGGCAACCTGTCGCTGGGTGCCGTCTCAACGATGGCGTATACCGGACTGGCCTGGCCTTTAATTGATGGGGTTGGCTCGATTTACGGGATGTATGTCATCACGGGGTTACAGGAAACGCACCAGGAATTTGATCGTTATGGTAAGGCCAAAAAAATTGAGTTCACGCTTTCACTACAAAGGGTTGATGAGGATATCAGGGAGGGGCTGCAAAGCGCCTCTGTCAGCGACCTGATGGCAACACTGAAAGAAGGTGCAGAGACTGCATTAAATACAGCTCAGGAGACGCTAGGCGGTCTGACCTCCTGAGCTACAGCACTGTCATTAATGACGAAACTTCTATTAGATTAAATTTATCCTGAAACATCTACTGCACAGAGCCAAACCTAGTCTGACAGGCGGCTCTGTGCCAGGGGCGGACATTCTTTACGCCGCAATCTTTCATGTCAAGTGACATTATCATTGGTTTAGCCTATGATCATTCGCAATTTACTTTCACGTAGTGTTTATATTGCTGTTTTATCCGCCGGAACCAAAAAGTTAAAATAAGGGGTTATAATGTCAATTAACAATTTAAGTTTAACTTCATTTAAGATAGAAATGTGTAGAGAGAATGCTGACAGCGATGAGTTAACGATTCTGAGTACAGCCACTGCATTTTTTTATTGTTTTAATGAGAAGATCTATTTAATAACAAACTGGCATAACGTTACAGGAAGAAACTCCTTAACCGGAAAGCCATTAGATACCATCAATTTATCAGTTCCTAACCTCATGGCTCTTTATCTTCCTAAAAGAATAGAGGCTGTAGGTAACTCTTTTTATTTATCATGGGGAAATGTTCTTAAACTTAATTTATACGAGGAGGACAATGGTGAATATGCTCCTATATGGTTTGAACATCCAAACCATGAGAACAAGGTCGATATAATTGCAATACCTGTTAACGACACTATGAAAACCTTAAAAGAAAATGGGTTTGCTATTTTTCCTGTTAATTCAGATGAGCTGAATTTGGAAGATTTTGATATTAAAGCTGGTATGGATGCATTCCTCATCGGTTATCCTCTAGGTATGGTTGCCGGGGGGAATCTACCAATATGGAAAAGAGGTAGTGTAGCTTCTGAACATGATGTAAATATTGACAAACTACCTAAGTATTTTATTGATACAGCCACAACTAAAACTGGCATGTCAGGCTCTGCTGTATTTATAAAATCAAATGGATTTACTTTGCCAAAAGGAAAGGAAAATATTGACGATATGATTATGTCACAATGCTATACCTTTGGAGGAGTCTATTCAGGACGCTCTCAATTAATACACTCCGGAAGTAGTATTTATCCCGACCTAGCAATTGTTTGGAAAGAATCAGCGATAATTGAAATTATTGAAGGTAAGCACAAATCAAAACATGTATATTACGGATGAATACATGTGTGATGATATTTAGAGTTTAATTTTGATAAAATTTGTTAAAAATGAATCCAATCTAGGTTAGAGCTGCTTCGAACTTCTGCTCTTCGCTCAAAGCTGACTCTCAAATTTGATTTTGTGTTAAAGGTCAAGCTTGAGCTAATGCATTTGACGATATCCAAGACCGGCAAACACGGTCATTGCTGACCGTGTTTTTTATGCCGTGCGTTTCCACAAGCAGAGGGTGACGTATTCGTTAGTCACATCGAGTGATTCGTTTGCGGTTTCCTGCTCGCCCGCTGCGTCGATATAGGTTCCTGCTGTCATATTGAGCGGCCCGCTCTTCTGGTTGTCCGTGCCGTGTGTCGTGGTCGGATCCCAGGTCTCACCAGGTGATCTATCACCCGATTTGTGCCAGTGCGGCGGAAGGTTGCTGGCTGCGATTTTTACCTTATTGCTGCCGCCGGTCGCACCGTGCTGAGATCCAATGCGTACTACCCTGTCAGCAAAAGCATTGCTTAAACTCTCCCAGGTCTGCCACGGAAAACGCTCAGCCGGGCTTTTTTCGCCAGGGATAATGATCCCAGGATAAAGAATGGCGTCAACGATACCCTTAAACCCCTCGCCGTCACTGTTCAGCCCCAGATTCTCGCGCGCACTTGCAGCGTTGGTTAAATCAGAGAGGTTACTCTCTTTTTGCAGTGCGCCGGTAATGCGTGAATCATCTCCCGCCGCCACCATTCCCTCCGAGGTGCCCACGTCCCGCGTGGCTGAATTCCCCAGCTCCAGATTTTCCCGCGCTTCTGCGGTATCGGTTAAATCAGAGAGGTTACTTTCTTTTTGCAGTGCGCCGGTAATGCGTGAATCATCTCCCGCCGCCACCGTTTCCGCCGTGGTGCCCACGTTCCGCGTGGCTGAATTCCCCAGCTCCAGATTATCCCGGGCCTCTTCTGTATCGTTTAAATCACCAAGGTTTTGTGTTCGCCGCAGATAGCGTTTATCACCCGTTTCCTGCGTGAGAGTGGCAAGCGCCGGATCGATAACAAGCTGCACGCTTGAGGTATGGGTCAACGTCAGCACCAGCGTCAGAATGATCTCTTTGATAATGGAATCAGATTGCGCCGGGAGGTAGGTCGCCGGGTATACGCCGTAAGCGATGAGCGTACCCTTAGCGCTGACCAGTCCCGCCTCTCTGAGCGTCTTACCCGGATAATCCCTGCAATTGATAACAATCTGACCGCTGATAAACCCCTCATAGCTTGAATCAGAATCAAAGGTTTCACGGCCAAACTGACCAAAAAGCGCCGTCACCGCCGCCAGGTCATCGGGATCTGTCGGCAATGTCACGCCGCCACCATCGCCGATCAGTACGGCGGTAATATCCACAACCTCCCCCGCCTGATACGCGGCCTCGATTTCAGCGGCGCCCGCCGTCGTTAGTGTCAGTCCTGTTGCCATAGTGTTTCCTCTGCTTCAATGCCATACACACTTGCAAGGCGATTGTAAAAATCTTCACTGACTGTTTTGCTGTCGGCATCAATATCGCTTTCAACGGGATGAATAACTCCCGCAGCCTGGAGCATTTGCAGGTATTCAAGGAAAAATTCATCGGTCTGGCAAAATCCGATCAGGCTTTTAATTTGATTGAATGTTTTCATAATTTATTCGTTATCCAGTTACCGGGTAAATCTGTGAAATCGTCCAGGCTTGTGCAGTTGTAGAACGCGTAATAATGCGCCGTGACGTTTGGCACTTTGCCCATAAACTCCAGGCCTTTGCCCGTAATGGCAGAGCATCCCCTGAATGTGGCCGTCGTGGTGACAATCGTCGAATAACTGCTGAGGTTGAATATCGTGCTGACGTTGGTTCTCAGTTGCACGCAGCCGTCAAACAGGTAGCCGATTGTCGTGGCCGGTAAGTTATTCAGCAGACCGACCCCGACCTCTTCCAGTGCGACGCACTCGGCAAACACATTAGTGAATGTCGTGGCGTTGATACTGGCGACAAAAAGACCGGCTGGCACTGAGCGCAGGTTTTTACATCCCCTGAAGGTCTGGCCGTATGCCGTCACCAGCGGGTTACCACTGAACAGGTTTTCCGGTATTTCCACCACGCCGGTATTCTGGAACGTTGCGCCAAATGCGGTGATAAGCGGGCACGATGCAAACAGCGACGGCGGAATGTTCACCAGTGCCGAGCAGCCGTAGAACGTAGAACCGGCACTGATCAGCAAGGTGTTATATTTCAGTAAATCAGCAGGCAATACCGCCAGCGCAGTACAGCCGGAGAAGGTCAGCGCCAGGGAAGTCAGGTTGACACAACCCGCAAACAGATCAGATGGCAGCGCGGCCAGCGCGGTGCAGTCCTGGAAGGTGCTCCCCATTGCCGTCAGAGAGGTCAGATCGCTGAACAGCTTTTCAGGCAGTACGGCAAGGCCCGAGCACTGATTAAACAGGCCGGTGACATTCGTCACTTTGCTGCATCCTGCAAACATATCCCCGGCCAGCGATACCAGCGCCGTGCAGCCCATAAATGTATAGGTCAGATTAGTCAGGGAACTACAGTCACGGAATGCCCCGGCCCCTATGGTTTTCAGGGATGTACATTGGGTGAATGCATAATAGAACGTCGTGACCAGTGATTTACCTGCAAAGGCCTCTGCTCTGACGGCTGTCAGTGAAGAACAGGCATAGAAAGCCCGATCAAAGCTCGTTGCCTTGTTACAGTCCACAAACGACGGTAGCGCCGTTAATGCTGTGCAACTATTGAAGACGCTGGCAAAGGTAGTTGCACTGACACACCCCTCAAAAATATCATCGCCCACTTCTTCCAGAACACGGCAATAGTAAAAAGCGGAGGAAAATGTTTGCGCAAGCGCACAGCCAGAAAACACAGCTTTTCCCGCTTTTACCAGTGAAGAACAGCCGGAAAAAACGGTTCCAAAATGGTTAACCAGGGGTAAATCCTTAAAGAATTCATCAGGTACAGAAAGCAGTTGCGTGCATCCACTGAATGCCCCGCCGAAATGCGTAGCTTCCAGGCAGTTGCGGAACAGGCGCGGCGGTAGCTGCGTCAGCGCCGTGCAGCTTCTGAAAATCGCCGTAAAGACGCCACCAGGCACATCGCTGAATAAATCTGCTGACAATGTTGTCAGCGCACGGCATCCATCGAAGGTATAACCGAAGTTATTTCCACTGAAACACCCGTCAAAAATTCCCGTCCCGGTATCGATAAGGGATGCGCATCCCGAAAACGCACTGGTGAAATGCGTCGCAGCAGCACAGCCCCGGAATGTGTTTTTGCCAGCACTCAGCAGGCGCGTGCAGTTCTCGAACACTGAGGTGAATAGCGTCACCTGAGATAATCCGCTGAACAGCTTATCAGGAACAGCAGCCAGTGCCGTGCAGCCATAAAACGCCGCCGAGAAATCTGTGGCACCAGTAAACCGCGCAAATAAACCCTCTGGCAGTTCAGTCAGCGACGTGCAGCCCCGGAAAATGGAGGTACATTTCTGGATATTTGGCAGATCGTCAAAAGCCCCTGCATGGACCTTGTAAAGGCCGGTTGCGCCACTCGCGAAAGAAACGAGATTGTCCCTGTCTCCCGTCAAAAGAATGATTTCCTGCACGGGATTCAACGTCACTGAAACGTTACCCGACGTGCGCTGGAAACTGGCGCTTTCAGTGTTTTTAACCGTTATGGTGTATTCCTGGCCCTCCTCCAGAAAGCGCGTGGGGATCACCCATCCCCAGGTTGCACTCGCGTGGTCGAAGGTGTATTCCCGGCTGTCTGTCCCGTCGCCGTAATCAATTGTAAAATCCTCATCCATGCGCACGTAGAACAACGGACGGCTTGCATTGTCGATGCGGGTGATGAACTTCATCACCGCGACCACTTTCACACTAATCATCGCACTGACGCCGTTAGTCGTCGTGACTGTGACCGAACAGGTACCCCGCTTCACGCCCGTAACCAGAATAGCGCCGTTGACTATTCTGGCGGTCGCAATTGTTCTATCCGACGTGGTTACCGTAAAGGTTTTATCTTCCGCGTATTCAGGGAGGATGGTTACCGTGACCGTTTCCGCGTCACCAGGGGCCAGATTCAGCTCGTAACGGGATAAAACCACCTGCAACGGAACAAAGCGCGGCGTGATTTTCTCCGTGGCGTACATATAACCGGCCGCATATGAGGTTCCCTGAAGTCGGCCAAATACGTGAACGGAAAACCAGCTGCGCAGATTCCTTGCGCGCAGCACCGCCAGTTTCAGATCCTGCTGGTCGTATTCCGTCACCGGCAAATCGTTCTGATACACGTTCAGGCGAAAAGTATACGGATCCCCTTTCGGGTTCTGGTTGAACCATTCAACAATATCCGTCCCAAAAGGACTGTCCACCAGGGCATGACGGACGGCGGCGACCGTACCGCGATGGCGGTGGATGTAGTGGGCGCGCTTGATCGCATCGCGTTTCTTTTGTTCTGACCAGTTAATATTCCAGGTATCAACCTGGTATTCCCACGCCAGCCACGGCAGGAGCGCCAGCGGGCAGCTGTCGGGATCCTTCACCCAACGGATAAGATACACAGGTATGCGCGCCAGTGCGGCGGCGCTGGCCCTGTCAATGGCCCGCTCCACGGCGGTGGCATTGGGCGGCAGAATGCTGGCGGGATAATTAGCGGTCATAGTCCATTACCACAAGATTGATTTTCACAGAGGTGCAATGAGGCGCTTCGCCCATCGTCGCAACGACGTCGGCGGCCGGTGAATGCAAATCGACGGTGACAACGCCGTCCTGATGCAGCGCCCCGTCGATGCCTGACCGTGCAGCGGTTGCGTTGATAAGATGCACAGAGGCGGTGTATTCGTTCAGTGCTGCGGTGGCTTTTTCCAGCACCGTGGCGGTGTCCACGCCGTAAGGGACGTAAATGTCAGCAACCACCTGATAATTCACAATCACGGCGGAACGGACATAATCAGCCACATAATCCGTTATCGGGCGCACGTCCTCCGGGTTAACTGCTGCCAGGACTTTATCGAGCAGAGCCTGCGGGGCGGTCCCATCTCCAGTGCGTGACAGCACATAGAGGAAAACGCGCCCCTCCTGATCGTGCGTCTCCGGACCATAGGCGCGCACGTCGAGCACATCCGCATCAGCTCCCAGTGCAAAATAGTGATAGGCATTACGGGCACCTGCCGTGCTCAGGCGCGCCCATGAGAGCAGAGTGCGGGCGCGCAGTTCTTCATCGCTTTCGTATACGGCGTCCGCCTCGTCGGTGGCTTCGGTAATCAGCAGGCGTTCAGTGTCAAAATTCCCCGCGACCTGATCGAGATCCGCCCCCAGGGCGCTGGAAAGCAGCACCGCGCGCACGGCTTCATTGATGCGTTGCAGCAGATGGATCTCGCGATAGGTGAATGCCTGAGCCAGCGCGGCCATCGGTTCAGATTCCAGTAACAACGCAGCAGACACAGAAGCCTGAAGTTCCGCAGGCATGGCCGCCACGATAAGCGCCCGGATATCAGTCAGCACCGTTTCAAAATCGGGCACCTCGACGATATCAGGCTGCGGGATCTGAGATAAATCGACGGACGTTTGCACACTAGCTCCTTAACCTAATTGTGTTGCTGGTTTCTGTCATGGTTTCCGTGATGGTGCCGCTCAGCTCGGCGGTCACTGCGCCTGTTTCTGAAAACACCACGTTGACGGTAGTCAGGCTGATCCGCGGCTCCCACTGCGCCAGCGCGATAGCGGCTGCGCCCATCAACTGCATGCGGGTGACGGCGTTCTGCGGCGCATCGAGCAAATCAGGGATCGCGCTGCCAAAGTCCCGGCGCATCACACGCGAGCCGGTTGGCGTGGTGAGGATTTTTGTCACGGACTGCCAGAGCTGATCGTGATCGGTCAATGCGCCGGTGTCTTCCGGGTTCATCCCCGTGTAACTGGCTGTCATTGCGGGCCTCCTGTAGTACTCCCACCAGACTGCACGCCCCCGTGTTTATGTTCATGTACGGTGATCCCGTTTGACTGCAACACGCCGCCGGAATGGAACACATCACCGGCCATCGTGCCGCCATGGGTCAGTTCGAAAGTGCGCGTTTTGAGGCGTTCCGTGCATTCCACCTCCGGCGTGTCAAGCTTGACGCGGGTCTCTGCCTGGATATGCGCGGTTTTAATACCGGTCACGGACAGTTCTCCGGCATCGGCGGCGGCGTCGTAATGCAGGCGCGCGCCATCCGGTGCGGTGATGCTGATTTCCAGCAGGCTGCTGCCCATTGGCGGATTATCTGCGCTGTATGCAGAGCCAATCACAAACGCGTTTTCAGGGTTGCCGCCCGGACAACCGATCCAGACCTGCTCCCCTATCGAGGGCGGCAGCCAGATGCTGAATGCCCCGGCGCGGGTGACGTTCCATCGGATCCAGGTGGTCAGCAGTCTGCCGGAGCGAACGCGCACCGCTTTCTTGTCGGCGCTGATTTGCTCCACCACACCCTGGCGCAGCATGTTTTCCAGCAGGCGCATCAGCTCGGCATTCATGACGCACCGCCCAGACTGCTGATAACGGCGTTTTCCGTAGCGACCAGGTCTGCCGGAGTCATGCCCAGCAGTTCGCGCGTCGGGTACTGCGCGTAAGTGCCCGGTCCTACTTCATCCTGGAGGCCGTACTGGTGAATACGGGCAATGCGCGCAGCGATGCCGTCAAATCCTACAGTGACGCCGCCCGCGTCCGACCTGACTTTCATAAAACGCAGGGTGCGCAGGCGGGTAAACATCGGCGCTTTTTTTGTCTCTGAATGCGTCGCTGATTGCGTTTTGATTTCCAGATACCGCTCGATATCGGCCCGGTAGAAGGTGCGGATATCCCGGCGCTTCTCGTCAAAACCCGTGATTGTCCGGCCATATTTACCACGCCCGCCGCGCCAGTTTTTCAGCGCCCGCACCTCGTTATTCCAGAAGAACTTGATCCCCTGCCGGGTGCGGTAAACCTTACGGCGGCGCACGGCATAGCCGCTGCCGTCCGGGTTTTTCTGTGACGCGATACGGCGCTGCTGACTGCGACGCAGTGCCAGACCAATTTTGCGCGCGGTACGGGTGCGCCCCGCCGGGCTGACGCCGTCGAGGATGTCCTTAAAGACCTGATCCAGCTCGCTGAACATGCGATCGCTCACGCTCCGCCCTCCTGAAGCATGCCTTCAAATACCAGCCCCCAGCCTGCGGCATGAGGGGCCAGCACGCGCGGGCGAGGCTCCGGCAAATGCTCGGCGCACGGCACGCCGTTTTCATCCAGCTGAACCAGTACCCGCTGACTCACCGGCAGCTCAAACATCAGATCGGCGGTGTCATCGTTGTTAATCAGCGTGGTGAATTTAATCTGCTGGTTTTTATCCGGGTTCAGCAGCAGATCGGGTTGATTAAACCAGAGCCAGGCCATCAGCGGCAGCGTGAAGTCGTCAATGCTCCCGGCGTAGTTCATGACGAACAGCACCAGAGAATATCGATACATGAAAGACGGCGTTTCACCGGTGGTTTCAATGCCACCCTCTTCAACAAACACCGTCCAGGCTTCCGGGTTCGCCCGACACCAGGTGTTTGCTTTCTCAATGGCGGCACGGAGGGTGTCTATCTTCAGCATTTATGGCTCCTTACGGGTGTTCTGGCGCAGGTTGTCCCACTGGCGGATCGTTGCTTTGTCAACATTGCAGGCATCAAGCGCATCAATCAGCCTGTCGCTGAATATCGCCACCGCGCCCCAGGTCACTGGCTTATCCAGCGTCGGGCGTGGCGTCTCTTCGGTCAGGCTTTCCGGGACGGGTTCACGGACCAGCTGAATGATCGGCGCGGGCGGTGCGTTTTTGCAGGCTGCGGCTGACAGCGTCAGGCACAGGAGTAACAGCGCACGTGTCACCATTGAACGCGGCCTGCATTGCTTCACGTCGTCGCTCCCCTTCTGCATTACGCTGTTGCTCACGGACTTTTACCTCTGCCAGTAACTTATGGGTTTGTATGGCGGTCGCCTTCACTTCCTGAATAACCTGGTCGTAACCGGTCGCCGTTTCGGTCAGCAACTTGTTGCGGGTCCTGGCCTCGCTCAGCTGGTCGGTCTGCCACCAGACAGCAGCCAGAAGGACAAGCATCACAATCACACTGCCCGCCCTCATGACGGCGTACTCAGGCCCAGCAGGCACCAGGCTTTAAAATCGTTGCGCCGGTTAACCAGTCCGGGGGAGCGCTTACCGCCCGCATTGACAAAATCAGTCAGCCTGTTGCACATCTGCGGCCATTGTCTGGCCTGGGCATGCTTCCAGATCGTGGTCCTCTGCTTACGTCCGTTTTTATCGGTGAACCACATCAGCCCGGTGCAGCCCAGATTCAGGGCGGCATCCGTCATGGCCTCAAAGGTGAGTTGCGGCATGTCGTCACCGTGGAAATTGTTATTGATGCAGTTCTCCGCCCGTTGCAGATCGTTGATCCAGCGCCGCGCTATTTCCTGGTTGCTGTATTCGCGGTTTTCCACGCCGCCCGTGGAGCCGATACCAATGGTCAGAGCACCCGCCGTGCAGTAATAAGGCGTACTGCGGCAGTCTTCCCAACCTGCAATTTTCTGCTGCCCTTCTTTCGATGTTCTGACGCTCCCGGGCGCCAGCGAAATGCCCAAGGCCACAATCACCGCAATCGAACATTTTTTGATGATGTTCTTCATGCCGGGTGTCCCCGTGCAGTTGCTCCAGCAGCTGCCACTCGCGGTCCGACAGGTTACGGGTTTCCGCCTGGCGGAGAATCTGCTCGATCAAGTCGTTGCGGCGCTGGCTGGCCTGCTCAATGCGGCGGCGATGAATCGCCAGCCGGACGGCGGAAACAATCCCCAGAAGAAGGCCAGCCAACGCCAGCTTTTCGCTGACGGTCATGACGCCCACGCCGGTCACCAGGGCGGATGTTGCAAACGCAAAATATTCGTTAATACGATCCAGAGTCATTCCCATAACTGGACGGTTACCCGCTCCACCTCGCTGGTTATCACGGGCATTTCGATCTCCTGCCCGGCATTCAAAAATATCTGGTTGCTCAGTCCCGGATTGGCTTCGAGTACCTTCTCCATGACGCCTGCGGTTTTGCCGTAATGACGCCAGCAAAGCTGATCAACCGTGTCGTTTTGCAGCGCCCTGACTTTCATCAGAACAGCTCCGCATAGATACGGGCTTCTTCCCGAATGTCCGCGATACTCCAGCGCCCGTCCCGCCAGAGATCGTCTATTTGCCTGTCCAGGGCTTCGGCGTCTTTGTCACCTTTTGGCGTGGTGCCAACATCCCTGTAACCCTCCAGAACACTGGCGCGCGTGAAGGAGTAGACCGCGCGCCGGAAGCGATAGACTTTTGCGCTTTCGCCGTTAATCTGCTCGACAGGTTCACCGGTGGAAGTCAGCAGGACGGAAGCCAGCGATTCCACGCCTTCCGCTTCCCTTTGCTTGCGCCAGTCCTTCAATTGATCCGCGACATGCAGCGCGGCCTCCGTTGCCATATGCATTAATCGGGATGTTGTAATGTCACCGGCGATGCGGGCAGCGAGGCGCAGATCGTGGAGCTTCACTGTCGGCCAGAAAGTACCGATGGCAATCTGTGCGCCGCCGTCGTCCACGTCTGTCACATCACTTTCAGCTGGTCTGACGGGGCGCTGTGCGATAAAACTCATCGTCGTTTCTCCGGTAGGTCAGGCGGTGGGCGTCCGGTAAAAAGACCGCATTACGGGCAGATCACCGGGCGCGCCGCCTGTGGCGCGGGGCCAGTTCATTACGCTCAGGCGTTTACTTTGTGGCGGTTTTCGTTGTCTTTTTTGCCGCCGTTTTGCGGGTGGCTTTTTGAGTGCCCGCCGCCGTTTTCGTCTTCTTGCGCGTTCGTGTTGCTTTTTCTGTTGCGGGTTTTTCGCTTGCCGCTGTATCGCTGGATGAAGGCTCATCTTCCGCATCACCACTCGCCGCGCTGGTCTGCGGCGCCTTCTTCAGCGCGCTGACCAGAGAGGCGATCTCCCGTTTCACGCCTGCGCCCGGGTTCAGGCTCATGGCTTCCCGGAAGAGTTTCAGCGCTTCGCCTTTTGTTTCCGCGTCTTCCGTGTCACGACGGCAAAATGCCCTCACCTTGCACAGCTTCGCGCGAACCTCATCCGGCATATCACTGTCAGCCACAATTTCGGCCAGCTCGTCCAACATGGGGATATAGCCTGACAAATCGGCTCCGGCGTCCGTGGTGGCGAGGCTCAGAATGGGATTGCAGATTTCCTCGGTCAGTACCGTGGGTGCCGGGCGGCGATAGTTGTCATCCGGCATGCCCAGGCCATGCTTAACGACATAGCGCCCGATACGCAGCGCCAGAGCATAGTCGGAGCAGTCCACCGCCCACACCATCAGCGTGGTGATGACCGGATCTGCGCGCCCGCTGTCGCCCTCGATCGTGCCGTCAATCCATCCCTGAAACTCAGGAAGGATGCTGGCCTTTACAGCGGCCTTCGCCTGGCGGGACTGGATCTGGCTCAGCGAGGATTTATGCATATGCAGGCGAAAGAGGATCTGCTCATGCGCGGTGCGCGTCTCCGCGTCACGCTCATCACTGGAGCCTCGCCTCTCTGCCATGACCTTCTGAAAGTGTCTTTGTGCCGGTGTCAGCATGCGTTCATTCTCCTGGGCGGGCTTGCTGCCCGCCTTGTGATGGGATTATCAGGCGAATGTCACGCCGTCGATCATGGCAATCATGCCGTACTCTTCAATGACATAGTCGTCATTGCTGGACTGATAAGTCGCCACGCGGTTGTAATGCGGCTCTTCGCGGATAGAGCGACGCAGGGAGCCTTTCTGGTAATACACAGAGAGGTTTTTCAGGTTGGTGATGAGCACGACGTCTTCAGGAATACCCGGGACAAAGACCGTCGGCAGGCCGCCGATCTTTTCCTGGCTGACAATGAGCTGCGCGGCCAGCAGTTCGGTATTCGGATTGGTCTGGCTGAGCGCGTTCACTTTCGGCAGGTTCACTTTCAGCAGCAGATCGGACGAGAGCACAGTGACCAGACCGGGAGCGCGGCGGAACCAGGGATCCATAAGGCTGTGACGCGCATCAAGCACGGCGGCGTCAATATTGCCGTAGGTGCCTGACGCAATTACCGCGTTATTCTCATCGCGGGAGGTCAGCGTGATACCCGGCATAATTCGCTGCGGCGCTTCATTGCGGATTTTTTGCAGCCAGCCAACGCCGCAATCCTGCAATAACGGATAGGTCGTGCGGTCGGAGTTTTCAGAGTAATGCGTGCCATTAAAGCCAATCATCTGACGATCCAGCCCCAGCTGACGAGCCATCGCATTACTGATTAATGACTGAAATTCAGGGTGACCGGCCCACGCATCCAGCTCCGCATACGAAAGCGCATAGTCATAGTTGGTTTTGCGGCAGTGGTAGTTCTGCGGCTCTTTGTTATGGTTCGGTGCCGGGTTGCGGCGGTTGGTACCGTCCGAGCTGTTATTGGTGCTCGCCATCGGCCCCTTACTGCCAATTTTTACTTTCTGCCCTTCCTGCTCTTTAACCCCGAAGTGGTTAACCTGCCTCATGAAGTCATCCGACTCCATGGCGGCCTGCTCCAGTTTTTGCTGGATTGTCGGATCGACGCTAAAGCGGTTCGCAACGGCAGATGGTGAAACGCCGTTCAGCTGCGCCTGCCGCACAATGTAATGATCAAATAGTTCGCGGGTCTGGTTTTCCATGATTACCTCTTAGAAGTCTGCAAGCTGCGCGCTGCTGTTGCCGGTTGCCGCCGGTCGTGCGCTGTAATTTTCTGCGGGCTGGAGCTGAAGCTGACCGCGCAGCGCGTTAAGTTCGCTGGTCAGTTGCTGAATGGTGGCGTTGTCCTGCTGGCGTTCCTGCTCCAGAGCACTGAATCGGTCAATCTGATCGGCCTGAGATTGCGCAACGGCTTCAACAACCTGATGCAGCTGACTGAAACGCTGATCGTCGGTTTTCTGGCCTTTATTGAGAATGCCCATCATGCGGTTAAACCAGTTGGCTCCCTCCTCGCTGCGCTGGGCCGCCAGCTCGACCACTTCAGCTTCAAGCGCATCAGAGAACAGCGGCGGCTCAGTCTGCTGGTTGTTGAAGGCCATCACCTGCGCGCGCTGCTGCGCGGCAAACTTCAGGCGCTCAGTACCCAGACTCGCCGGGGTGTCCGTCATCGCCAGGCCAACCACATACGCTTTCCCGTTGAGGGCAAACTGCGGGTGCAGCTCAATACTGGAATAGACTTTCTTCCCTTCATCGGTGAGCTGCTTCATGCGGGCCGACGCGTCGATCTCGGCATAGAGCGCCGTGCGACCGGCCAGCGGCCCTTCGGTGATATCTTCCGCGCTCAGCGCGGCAACATCTCCCATGGCGCCAAAATTGCTGTCAGGGAGCATGGAGAGATAGTGCTCCACGTTGACGCGGGCGCCGTAAACGTCCGGGTTGTAGCTCGCCGCCGCATCGCGGAGGTGCTGCGGCTGGATCTCGCGCCCGTCAACGGTGGCGCCGGAAACCGCAACGCGAAACTTTTTGCGGGCGGGTTTAGTCGTGCTGGCCATGTTGTTTAATCCTGTTGGTTTGTGTCAGTCGCAGCATCATCGCAGAGCCAGAAAGCCACGCGCCACGTGGTTTTGTTGTCGGAGAACGGCCAGACCTGAAACCCCGCGCCGACCGGATCGCGCGCGGGTAATCTCCCTGCTCAAAAGGGGGAAGTGATGATTCAGGATGCGTTTATTCGACTGCGGGCAAAACAGCTCTACTGGCAGGGATACCCGCCCGCCGAAATTTCACGGCTGATGGGTATCAGCTCTAATACGGTGTATTCGTGGAAGAAGCGCGACGAGTGGGACGAAACGCCCCCGATTCAGCGCGTCACCCAGTCTATTGACGCCCGCCTTTGCCAGTTGAATGCAAAAGACAACAAGACCGGCGGCGACTTCAAAGAGATTGACCTGCTTACGCGGCAGTTGAAAAAGCTGGATACCGGACAAAATGCGGCGGCTACCGGGAACAAGAAAACCAGTCACCGCAAGAAGAAAAATCACTTTACGGATGAGCAGATAGAGGCGCTGCGCTCAAAAATACTCGACTCCCTCGCATGGCATCAGCGCGGCTGGTACGAACAGCGCGATCAGCGTAACCGCATGATCCTGAAGTCGCGGCAGATTGGGGCGACCTGGTACTTTGCCCGCGAGGCATTGCTGGGCGCACTGAGAACGGACGTTAAGCACGACTACCAGCGCAACCAAATCTTTCTGTCAGCATCACGAAAGCAGGCGCTACAGTTCCGCAACTTCATCCGTAAAGCGGCTGAAGAGGTGGACGTCGAACTTAAAGGCGGCGAGCAAATCACGCTGTCAAACGGCGCGGAGCTGCATTTTCTCGGGACATCAGCTGCGACCGCGCAGTCCTACACGGGGCACCTGCGATTTGATGAGTTTTTCTGGACCGGTAACTTTATCAACCTGCGCAAGGTTGCTGGCGCCATGGCAACGCTCAAAGGCTTAACACGCACGTACTTCTCCACGCCATCGAGTGAAAGCCATGAAGCCTATCAGTTCTGGACCGGGGATCGGTGGAATGCGAAACGGCCTAAAGCGCAGCGCGTTGATTTTGACGTGTCCTGGAAGAAAAGCCATGGCGGCCTGCTTTACCCGGATAAAACATGGCGGCAAATCGTCACTATTCAGGATGCTATCAACAACGGCTGGGACTATACCGACATTGACGAAATCAGGGACGAAAACAGCCCTGATGAGTTCGAAAACCTCTACATGTGCGAGTTCGTCAAGGACGGTGAGAGCGCATTTAACCTTAGCCAGCTGTTAGGTTGTGGCGCTGACGGTTATGACGACTGGCCCGACTGGAAGCCGTTCGCGGGTCGTCCTATGGGTCAGCGCGAGGTATGGCTGGGGTACGACGCCAACGGCGGCAGCGGTAATGGTGATGCGGGAGCATTATCAATCACCGTTCCCCCCCTGGTGCCCGGCGGGCGATTCCGCACAGTTGAATTACAGCAATTGCGGGGGCTGGAGTTTGAGCAGCAGGCCGCAGTCATCAAAGAGGCTGCCGAGCGCTACAACGTCACGCACATCGCTATCGACGGGCAAGGCGTCGGGGAGGCGGTCTGGCAGATTGTTAAAAACTGGTTCCCGGCGGCTATTTGCTACCAGATGAGCCTCTCATCTAAACGCGCCCTTGTCCTCAAAATGTTGCAGGTCATACGCGCCGGGCGCTGGGAATATGACCGCAGCGAGCAGGGGCTGGTCAGAGCCTTTAACGCCGTTCGCAAAGTCGTTACACCCGGCGGCTTCATCACTTACGAAACTGACCGATCGCGTGGCGTGAGTCATGGGGATATGGCATGGGCAACCATGCTTTCAATTATTAATGAACCGCTGGGCCAGGAGAGTGGCGGCGGTGGTTTCGCAATGGGATGGTAACTGTGAAAAAGAAATACGGAAAAAAACAAATGGCTAGCACTGCCGGTTCTGACATTGCGGAATCATTGAAGGCTGATCCCGCGTTGACAGCATTCAGTTTTGACGGCCCTTATCCCGTGCGCGACATGGCTGATCTGCTGGACAATCTCTATTGCATGGACAACGGGCGATACTATGAGACGCCAGTAGATTTTTACGGGCTGGCTAAAGCTCCGCGCCAGAGCGCCTGGCATGAGTCGGCGTTGTACTTTAAACGCAATGTGCTGACCGGGTGCTTTATTCCGCATAAACGGCTTAATCGCCAGACCTTCTCCGCGTTTGCGCTCGACTGGTTCACGTTCGGTAATGCTTATCTTGAGCAACCGCGCAACCGCCTGGGCGGCGCGCTACCCTTCCGGCATTCACTGGCGAAATACACCCGGCGCGGGAGCGTTGACCTCGATCAATACTGGTTTATCAGGCGCTGGAAAGAAGAGCATACGTTTAAATCGGGGTCGGTTTGTCACGTTCTGAATCCTGATATCAATCAGGAGGTCTACGGCATGCCGGAATATATGGCCGCACTGCTGGCCGCCAGCCTGGCCCACTCCGCTGACATGTTTCGCAAGCTGTATTACGACAACGGATCTCACGCCGGATGCATTGTCTATATTGGCGCCGGACAGGTTGACGACAAAAGCATGAAGGCAGTCAAGGAGACGCTGACCGGCGCGCGCGGGAAAGGGGCATTTAAAAACCTGCTGCTGCATGCGCCAGGCGGCGGCAAAGACGGCGTGCAAATCCTCCCTTTCCAGCAAATCACCGCAAAAGATGAGTTTATTAATATCAAGAACGCCACGCGGGACGACATACTCGCGGCGCACCGTATACCGCCGCAGCTGATGGGCGCCATGCCAGAGGGAAACGGATCTTTCGGGGATATCGAGAAGGCTGCGCGGGTCTACGCCATCAACGAGCTGACGCCCGTCATGGAAGCGCTGAAGGTGGTTAATGAGTGGGCGGGCGAAGAAGTGATCCGCTTCAACCCTTACGCACTCCTTGCTGACGTCAAATAACCCCGTCACGACATTCAATCTTTTTAAATAACCGCAGCCAGTGACAACGGGCCAGCGCCACCGCTGGCCCTGTATTTACTGTTAATCAAATCCCGCTCCTGTGCCTCTCTGTGCGCCGCTGTCGCTTAGATACCCCGCGCATCACTCATCCAAATATAACCGCTTACAGTGGCGCAGATTGCGCGAAATTACCTATTAAGCCCATGCCCTATCCACCCCCGTTTGCGGGGGCTTGCCCCCCGTCACCTGCGCGCAGCAATCCTTTCATTTTTCGTGCATGCACAAAACCGGTCTCAGACCGCACCCCGCATGGGCTAAAAGGGGATAAAGTACATCAAAAAAATTGTGCAAATCTGTGCATTTTCTTGCAGCATCCAACTGCTGTTTTTTAACTGTCACAATAAGATTACTGCGTATCATGTCTGATATTTAAATCATTGACACATAATATTGATGACATTTAGTTAAAGAATCGCAGTTAATTCCCTTTATAAATAATATACTGCAAAGTATCTGTTTTTCTAACAACCCCTCTCCCTCCGTCCATAAGAATAAAATAATCCTTAGTTATACCCAATAATCTTTGTGTTTTTAATATCCCATCATCTTTGAATACTACTTGAGCATTATCATGTGTCTCAAAATAGAACGCATTAACCATGGGAAGGTTAAACGAAGAAAAAAACATCACCAGAGGGATTTGAAAGAAATAAAAAACAACCAAGTTCTTTTTAATTCCTGCGCCATTCCTAATACTGGTAAGCATAAAAAAATAAGAGAATGATAATGAACCACAAGCAATTAAAATAACCGACAAAGAGACCGCTATCAAATAAGATATATTCGATGAAAACAATCCATAATTTAAAAACCACCCTAAAAAAAAGTCAAAAGCAATTATTAAAGCAAATAAAGATATAGAAATTTTAAGTGTATTATGATAGTGGGTTGTTTTTGCGAGATAAAATGAGTACCTATAAAATGAAATGATTGTCTTCCTGTCAAAAAAAATATAATACGCAAAACTCAAAGTTAACACTAAAATAAGAATTAACGCCATGATAATTGATGGTATCGAATGTTGCAAAGCATCAATATAGCTGAAGTAATCATAGGCATTAATCCCGAAAAACCTCCAAAATCTAAAGTAATAGATATAAGAATATACAGCTGACACAGATGTTACTAAACCTAGCCACTCTGAAAAACTAAGATTTATTTTTTTCATTATCGCCCCGCTATTATCAATGCTATGTCTTTTATTTTAACTCCAAACTCAAAAATGAGCTTTGACATCACAGGATAGTACATTTTTTCACCTAAACCTGTGTCTAAACTTTAATTATTGCTTACTTCCGTTAACTCAAACCATAGTCTTTTCTGAACATAAAAAATTCTTGCTTTTATAACACGAAATGCCATCTTACACTCTTTAGTGAGTAGCTGCCTTCTTCAAGCGCGTGACCAGGTCACGCACTGCCATGTATTCGGAAGTTGGTTTATCTTTCTCGCCTGCATGCCACACCTTCACCTCACGCAACCGGCCGTTTTCAGCCGCCAGCATCCCGCCACCGTGGCGAACGCGGGCACCGTCGGCGATTGACCGCACAACTTCATCACTGACGAAAATTCGGCAATCGCGCAGCTGCGCGCCGATGCTGGCGATCATTTCTTCGGAGGTGCCGTGCTTTTGCATCGCTTCTTTTTGCTGGGCCTGGCGCAATGCGGCCTCGGCCTTTTTCGTCTGGTATTCCGCAGCCGCAGCGGCGTAATTGTTCGCGCGCCGCTCCGCCTCGATGCGCAGCTGTTCGCGCCAGCGCTGGTCTGCTTCTTCCGGCGTCAGGCTCATATCTTTCGCGGCGGTAACTTTTGGTCCCCATGTCAGCGCGGTTTCATCATCAATTGACGTGCGCAGGCAGCGCGCGGTACGCGTGAAGGCTTGATCTGAGCTTTCCCTAGCGGATTTTCTTAGCCTGCTGGTGATCTCCTGCCTTTGCTGGCGTGAATATCGCCTTAAATCTTCGATATTCAGCGGAAGTTCTGTCACTGAACTGTTGTCAGGCGCGGTTTTATCAGCTGGCACTACCGTCTCTGATGGTGGTTTTTCATCCGAAGCGAAGCGCCCCGTACAGTTATTGACAGAACTCCGAGGGGCCGCGTCGCGGCCTTCTAAGGTCAAATTCTCGACCGGCGACGGCTTGCGCTTCGGTACAATTTTGTAATCGTTGTTGCGGGTATAAATGACCGATTCACTGATCGTAAAAGGACAATAAACGCCGGTGATTTTGGCGACCGTGTCACCATAATCATTGCCGTTTTCGGTGTATTCATAATTGAGACGCACGCGCAGGCAATCACGGGTTACAAACGGGCCGCCCTGGGCGTTGACATATCCCGGCCAGTCGGGCGCATCAGCGGCAGCGCGGGCCGCTTCAAGTTCCGGGTGCAAGACAAGCTCACGACTCCCCAGCCGCCGCAGCTCCCGCCAGGTAGATACAGGCGCGCCGCCAATCTGCTGAAACTGGCGAATACTCCAGCGTGAAGCCCACGCCCGCACGCGCATTGCCATCTCTTTAACGGGCTTGCCTGATTCGTGATCAAACTCGCCATCCATGCCATAACCGTCGATATTTTTAGAGATGTACTTCGCGATGTATCCCGTTGCTGATCCAAACTCTTCATCAATTGGTTTGGCAGTAAAACGATATTCAGCTGCGCCTGGCTCGCTTCCATCTTCCTGGAGGGCGTACTCGTGGAAAATATCAGTGGCAAGCTCTACCTCTTCAGGGCGGAGAAATAACAGCAGGTGCCAGTGTGGCGTTCCGTCGTGATGCGGTTCAGCGACACGAAAACCAAATGTGCGGATGCCTTCCCTTCCCCATTTGGCGCGTACACGTGACCAGACGTTGCAAAGGTACTTTTGAGTTTTGCGTGGGCTTGCATTGCAGTATTTATCGTTGCGCTTGCCGGAATGCACATGCGTAGCGTGATAACGTGACGGTGCGGTCAACGTGTAGAACATGCCAACCAGTCCCATCTCGTTAGCCATATCCTCAAAGCCACGCATACGCACCATCAATTCATGACGGGCGATCTTCGGGTTGGAAACGCTGCCCATGACCTTATCGAGCAAGGAGATACGCTCGCCAGTGTCCTGGTCTTCCAGCTCCATCGCCTGAAGGTATTCAAAGTTGGCCTTCTTTTGAGCCGTCCACTCTCTGAGACAGGGTTCAGAGCAGTAAGGTGATGACACTTTACTGACGTAAGTCGTGGCGATCATGAGGTGCTCGCGCCAGCGGTCATGGATTTTGCGGAGTTTACCCAGCCACCACTTTTCCTTTTGAAGCCTTGCAAAAAAGCGCAACGCATCATCAGCACTCAGCGTTTCATCGCAATATTGCCCCCAGCCCGGGATCGCAATATTGAGAGCCGTCGCCTTGCTGGCAATGGCGCCATACGCGTAGATAGTGGAAAACTCTACATCGGCGGTTTTATCGTGCTGGAAATCAAACTCGCGCATAAACTCGCTTTTCATCAGGTTGGCGAGCTTATAGGCCAGTCGTTTCAGGCGCTTTTTGTCTGCCCAGGGCAGCAAATGAAAATCATCACGAAGCGGAAACAGGATTGCCGGTAGGTTGCTTTGTGGCAGGTATTGCGCATTTACCGCATCAACGCGGCGTAGTACATGACGCTCAAACGTACTGAATAACCAGCGCACAGCCTGCTTTGGGTCCTGGCGCTCCAGTGACTCCAGGCGCTGGGAAAAGCGCTTACGGATAAACGCCGGTAGCGCCTGCACGCGTCGGCGCAGGTAACGAGCGTGCTTTGCGCGATCGAATGATTTGCGCGCCTCGCCTTCACGAGGGCGCATTGGCGTCCGATAAACGACGTCAACAAGATCGCTATAGGCGAGCGCCTTACGCTCGCCTTTTGGAGTGAGATACTCAATTACTGGATCTTCGACGTCGTTTGGGTTAATGGCCTGCCGTTCGGCGTTCCAGTTCCATTCCAAAGCAGTGGAATCAGACATGATCCACCGCTGCCATGTAGGATTTTATGAACGCTGCCGCCGCTTCAATGTTGATAGCGTTTCCGTAGGCGCGCAGTCTTCCCACTCTGGCGGGAACCCCATTAGCCAACGGGAATGATCCGGGTCTAACTGGCCGCCACTTTCCATCCTGGCAATGGAGCCAATCAGCATCACTCCAGAAACTGTTAACCGGGCCGGCCCCGCAATCTGCGCAGCCACATCCAGCCTGTCCGTTGATAGTTTTCCGTTGCGGATCCTCCCGCCCTGATAGCCGCCTTTTCCGTCCGTGGCTGTCGGAGTCGGCCATACTGCCAGTCGGGCAGCGCCGCCCAGCGTCGTCCCGCGCTTTGGTGCATTGGCCGCCGCCCCCTGCCCCGCAATCTGATTGTTGTCGATTGTCGTTGGCGTGGGCCAGCCTGCCAGCAGATGCACTGACTGCCCCAGCGTCAGGCCGAACCCGTTGTTTCCATATTTGGTCGAGTATTTCTCCCTTCTCTCCAAAAGCTTTTGCAAGTCTTTCGGTTCGAATTCGTTCGCGGCCGGCGTCGGCCAGCCAGTTAATAACGCTGCTGTCTGAAGGTTTACCCCCCCCTGTCGGTTGAAATTCCCCGCGCCCTTCCCATTGTTCGCGAGAGGCGTCGGCCACCCAATACGCACGGTCTCGCTGGTGCGGCGCACCGACGCTCGCAGACGGAAACGCAACCGCCCCGAATGCATAGCCCAGGGCTTCCACGTCAGCTTGTACAAGGTCGATCCAGTCATTCGCGTCAGCGCTGCCAGATTGCTCGCCAAAGACAACGACAGGATCTCGCTGGCCGATAAGCCAATGTGCGGCGGGCCATAGGTGCCGCTCGTCAGTAAATCCTTTTTTTCTGCCTGCCTGGCTGAAAGGCTGGCATGGGCATGATGCTGACCATGCCGGGCGGCTATCCGGCCAGCCTGCCCGACGCAGTGCGAGCGACCAGCCGCCGATTCCGGCGAAGAAATGGCACTGTGTGAATCCTTTAAGGTCATTTGGGGTGACATCCTCAATTGAGCGGGTATCAACGACGCCAGGCGCAATATGGCCGGCGTCGATAAGGTTGCGTATCCATTGGGCCGCGTAGGGGTCTATTTCGTTGTAATAAGCAACCACAGCGCCTCCCACACCACCGCCCCGACACGGAAAGCGATATATCCCATCGGTAACCAGAACAGCAGCGAGCACAGCACGCAGCAGATCACGAGGTTTCGCCAGAACCGGCGAGAATTGATTTCTTTGTTCATCTGCGGGCCTCAGATCGTCACCGTGTCGCCGGGTTGAACCTGGCGAGCATCTTTTTCGCTATCGCGGAAAATGGTCGTATTGCTGTATTGCCCCCAGCTCAGCACCTCCACTTCAACAAGCCAGAAATGGCGATAGGGGCGTACGTCGAGAATGCGGGTTACAACGGCATCAATGGTATTCATCGGGATGGCAACTCCTCTTTAAGTCTTTCGGAAGGGAGTTGCAGGCGTACAAGTCCGCCCCTCTTGATATGCTGGTCATCGTGGCCCACGCCGGATACGCATGACCTGGAGGCCGGTACAGCCGCATCAAGGATGAACGCCCTGAAATCAATCAGGGTGAAGGTGGGGTACTGCTGACTATCGGTTATGCGGTAAACCAGCGCCGTAACTGTGGTGCGATCCCCTGACTCATCGGCGGGATCTACTGCTAACCAGACTGGCTCATTCATCAGAATCCCTCCGCCCCATCGAATGCACCTGTCGCCGCCATTTCGTCGTAAGTAGAAGCCCCCATAACCGGACCGCAGTCAGGGCAATAACCACCGCCAGAACGACCGCAGCAATCGCACACGCGAAGCACGCCAATAACCTCGCCAGCCATATCGCGACTTTTGGCGCTGACAGAGCGGCGAACGCTTAACGCGTGGAGCTTGAAAGCGGAGTAAATCTCGCGGGTTTCCGGGGTGTCGCTGTTGGAGATAACCGAGCGCGTGCCGTGCTGGCGGTTTACCTCCAGCAACGTCGCAACTAGAGCGCGGTGATCGTCCGGTGTGAACGGCTTACCGTAGGCGGTGAAATTTGCAGTTTTGCTGGCCGGGATGTACGGGGGATCGCAGTAAATAACAGCGTCATATGCCAGTTGAATAACGTCAGGGATGGAATGACGAAAATCTGCATGGAGGAATATCGCTTTTGTGTCATTCGCTTTTTCAGCGAACAAGCGCATTTCTTTTTCAGGGAAGTAAGGCGCGGCAAATTTTCCGAATGGGACGTTAAATTCGCCCTTTTGATTAACGCGATATAGCCCATTAAATCCATGGCGATTGAGATACAGGAACATTGCCGCCCATTGGATTTTGCGAGCGTGGCCAATGACCTGGTTTTTGCTGATGAAATTGAAACCATCACGGCATGCGTAATAGTCTTCGCTGAAGTTACCATCCGTAAAGAATGATCGGGCAACGTCTATTAGTTCATCGGTGAAACGCGTTAGCACGCTGAAGAAGTGAATCAGCGCGCGATTGCTGTCACAAAGCACATAGCGGCGGAATTCCGTATTCATAAATACGGTACCGCTGCCAACGAACGGCTCTATTAAACAATCAGCTTTTGGTAAGTGCTTCAGCAGCTCCGGCATCACGCGGGTTTTACCGCCCGCCCATTTGATCGGTGATCTAATCATTTGCGGTATTCCTTGTTATAGGTTTCGTGCGTCATGAGTCGCCACCGCTGGCCGCCGTTCTTACTGAGCAAGCGCCAACGTCGGCCGATGCGGATCACAAGGTAGGAATGAGGCTTTATGCGGGAGTAATTTCGCTGGCGGCGAGCAAAGCATTTAAGGGCGGCAAGCGCCCTGATGCAGACTGGCAGCGGCGCGCTACAAACAACGGAGAGGCGCGGATACATGGCGGGCCTCACAGCGTTTCAATGTGTGGGGAGGTCAGGCGCTGCCAGATCTCGCAAACCTGTTCGGCCTGATAAATAGCGTCTGTCAGGGCGTAACGTGCGAAGGCTTTCCGCGCGTGAGGCACGTAGCCAGTAGCTGCGGCAAGATCGAGAAGAGAACGAATACAACGGAATTTTGCACCATCAAGGAAAACGCCAGTCACCTCCGTGCGCTCAACGGCATATCGCAGCGAAACTAACTTTTCCGGGGTGTCTTTAAACCACACAAATAAAGGCGCGGTATGGTTCGCTATATTATCGGCTATGAAGCCCGCAAGGTTGCAAAGCGCATCCTCTTCAGCCTCGGTTGCGCTCATGACTTCAGCGCGCCAGTGAGAGTCTTTTTTCATCCAGTCAAAGGCGGTGCCAATGCTGATACAGCCCTTCAGGCTTTCAGCTTTGCGAATGTCTATCGGAGAATAAAAAACCTTTCCGATCTGCCCTGTTGACGGTTCAAAGAATACGGCTTCGATAGCGCATAAAGGTGAAGACGGTTTCTTATTAACGTTAATCAAATCGATCATTAAGTGATTCATGGTTTACTGCCCTCGCTGGTGATTGTTTCGTGGTTGGCAATCCACTGCTCAAGTGCTGAATAAATCTCTTCGGGGGTAAGGCATTGCTCTTTCAGCAGGCCCATGCGGATGCGCAGCAATCCGAGTAAGTGGGCGCGCTCGCCTTTACGCGCGGTGGTGCTTATTCCCATGAACTCTGGATCGCTGATTCCACCTTCCAGCTTTATTGACGTAACCGACATGTAACCTCCTGAAAAAGGCCAAATGAATCCCCGGCAAAATGAATGCCGTTGTTTTTAATGCTTGTTAATTAGTGGTTAGGGCGCGGCTTTCTTTTAGCCAGCTTGAATAGCCTTTCGTGCCAGTGATACAGAAAATCAATAAAGGTTATTCGTGCGCGTTCATGATTTCCGCGAATTGCTTTCTCCAGACCGTAAATAATTATATCAATCGACGGGCTGTTAGAACTAACTGTAATACGCGCACCATTTCTCAGGTGGACAGTGAAACCCTGCTCAGCATTTTCTATCGCCTCGCGGATCAACATTTCACGTTCCCATGATGACCTTTCTTCGCTGAATACACTCATAAAGCTATCTCTATAGAGATTGGGGATGGTATTTCACCATTCATTACTGCGTTTACAAAAGGGCGAAGCTCACATAGCGTGTCATCATCATTCAGGCAAAAAGCAGCACCATAGATATGCTGGACGCCGCTCGCTAAAACACCATAGTGGGAGTCTCTGCCCTGCGGGTTGTTTTCCAGATTAAAATAATAATCCTCCAGCATTTTATTAATCTGCTCAGCATAAAGGCGTTTCATTTTTCATTTCTCCTTAATGATTAATAAAGCGGCGATTAGCAACAATCCGGTCTATCGTTCTACATGCTTCAGCTAATGCAAAATCACGTCCGAAGTAATCGTCATTATTTAACACACAATAAGCGCGCCTCGTAGTCGTGCTGTTCATTGGGCATTTATAAATAGTGAACCCCCGATAAACATAACTATGTCGGCTTAGTTGGATCAGTTGGCTCATTTTTCCCCGTCAGCTGTTTGCTATAGCATCTTTGAGCATGGCAATCATATTTACTTCAACCTTGCCCCCTGAAAGCTCCTTAGGTCGGATGATGATCCGCCCATCCTTCACCATACCTCGGCATGTCTCAAACGGAATACCCGTGACCTTTGAATACTCCTTCAGAGATAAATAAGGCGCAGCAACATTTAAATTAATAATTACACCTGACATTTAACTCCCTCCAGTCACGGAATTAATAATTCTTTTCCTGCTGTTTAAAACTTGTGATTTTTTCAGGAGTCAATAGTTCTTTGAGCTTTCCCATTAACTCTGGCGGCGTTTCAACCGCACCTCCGTAGATGGCAACAGTATTAACTGAAATTAACACCTGACCTAAACGTCCTGTTCTTTTGGAATAAAGTCCCATCGCCAAAGTGGAGCCATCAATTACCTTTGGCTTACCCAGACAAAGTTTGTCGTTAGTATTTTTGCTCATAATCAGTTTCCTGGTGAGGTTGTCAGTTCGGATTTAATAACTTCCAGGCCGCGTAAATAAATCAGGCGGGCCATGTTCGCTGCTGTGCGAGATTCTTTGATAGAAATCTTTTCGAGATCTGCGCGCTCGCCCTCAGTGAGCGGCACCGCTATGCGGGCGTTCCCTTTGGAGCCACGCGGCAACCTTGCCCGTGGTAGGTTTTTTTCTTGTGTCATAGTGGTATCTTGTGATCATCTAAGTGTTGGTGAAAACATTATGAGATCTATAGATCTCTTTTGTCAAGGTGGACATGTGAGCTTTACATCTCAATGCATATCAAGATTGAAATTTGAAAGAAAGCGCCTATCCCTTAATCAGGCTGACGCCGCAGCCCTATGCGGGGTTTCTCGTGAAACTTGGGGAAAATATGAGCGCGGAACAATGGTTCCGGGAGGAGATGTTTTGCTCTCTTTCGCAATCAACGGTGCAAACGTTCAATACATTTTGACCGGCGAAGAAGGTGGCGGTACCACGCTTACGCGAGACGAGTTGGAGCTAATAAATCACTTTAGGGCTGCGCCTCTCGCAATTAAGGCCGCCGCCATGGCGGCGCTCACCGCAGGCAACTCTGCATCAGGTTCTATCAACGTTTCAGGTCAGGGTAACCGAGTAGCGGGAAGGGATTACAACGAAAACAAAAAGTAAGGGTCGAACATGGATGTTAATTCTACTGGTAATCAAAATCGTATCTCAGGTCGTGATTTCAATGAGAACAATATCCAGATAGATAAATTTGATGGTCGTCACACAATTAACATCGCAATTCCATCGGAAAAGCATGATGAACGGCCACTAGTAAAAGCACAACGCAAAGAGCTTAACACTCTCGTTGCAACAGTATCCGCTACATGTGGTGGCGAAGCATATGAGATTTGGCAAAAGTTGCATGCTGAAATAGGCGTTTCCAGTATTGAGGAAATGACTGTCAATCAATACCAAACTGCGATCAGCTATTTACAGGCTATGATTGAGCGCGTCAAGGATAGGGATGCAAGTAAGGCGCTGGTCAGCCTCTTGCTACGTAATAGTGAGGATAGTGAGTTGCGGCAAAAGCTAATCCATTACTGCCATGTCAATTTTGGAACAGGCAGATTAAACGACCTTACCCGCGCCCAACTTCAGATGGCTATTTCATGGCTGGATCAGCAAGTACAAGCTGCTACCCTGCCTCTTCCTGAGCCAGTTGTATCTCGACTTGGTTTCGCCACGTTACTGCAGGCCTACCCAAGAGAAATTGGACTTATGTTTATAGCAGGTGTGTTGTTAGGAGCCCTGCTTTTTTAATTACTCACACAGCAAAAGGATATGGTAATGAATAATGAAACAATTATCCCCAAGGAAGGGCTTTACGTATCTAGGACTGATCCCTACGTAAGACTTGTCGTCACCGAAGTACATGTCGTTGATGATGGTGATGATGATGATATCTACTTCCTCGCAACGGTAGTTAATGAAGGCGATGAAGATGATATGTCCGCACTTTCCTATGAGTATGAGCCTGATGAATGGTATCGCCTTGTAAAAAATCAGCAGCTTGAGTACATCCCATAATTTTCAAAATCAAGGCTTGAATCCAAATGAATGAACAAGAAAGGCAGGCTGACTTACTAAGTTCTCTGCGTATACGGTTAAGAAAGGTAACACCAGAATTGTTTGCGGAGTTTTTGGATCTTCGAGTTGGTAAGGAAATCAGGTGCTTAAATTGCTCTAGCCTAGATATCGGGATACCCCAAACACAGGTTCTGAATGTTGGGCCAGATGGCACCTCCAGTAGTGCCTACATTAGCTATGTAAAAATTGAAACGTTCGAACCTCCTAACTCAATACTCAACTACCAATATCGCTTGATATGCAAGAACTGCGGATTCACTAGCCATTATGCAATTTATCCGGTGTTAAACTGGATAGAGCAGGACAAGGAAGGAACTGATGGCAAATAACACACAAACGATTGAGTCGACTATCATCGACTTTCCTCGTGATAAGTGGAAAAACGGGGGGTCTAATGGCGGTGATGGGGGGAACGATATGGACGACCTGAAAAAACGAGTAGAACGCACTGAAGAAAACATAGCACAGATTAAAATCGACCTTGCGACACTAACAGCAAGGTCTGAGAATTTTGCTTCCAAATCTACTTTGGATGCTTTGGTTACCCGTTCAGAAGCATTCGCGACTAAATCTGATGTTGAGAGTGTCCGAACAGAAATCTATAAAGCCAAGGCTGAATTATCTAAGGAAATCAGTTCAATCAGTCGCTCAATTTGGATACCTTTGACCGTTGGCTTAGTGGGTGGGCTGTTGCTCTGGGCTGCTAAAATATTTCTCCTCAAATAACAGGCATATTGATTGTCAGTTAAAAAACTCCCCTCTGGCAAATGGCTGTGCCAGTGCTTCCCATATGGTCGTGATGGGAAGCGTATTCGCAAGCAGTTCGCCACCAAAGGTGAAGCGCTCTCCTATGAGCGCCGCACCATGAATAACGCATCCCACCAGGAGTTAAGCGATAACGCGGTGACGCTTACTGCTTTCGTAGAGCGCTGGTATGAAATGCACGGCAAAACGCTAACATCTGGTGATGAACGCAAGGTGAAGCTTCTGGCGATCTGCGAGCGCTTGGGCAATCCCCTCGCCTCTCACTTCGATAAAAATACCTTTGCGGTTTATCGCGAAAAACGTATGGCCGGTGAATGGAATCAGAAAGGGAAAAAGAAACTCAGTGAAGCGACAGTAAATCGCGAACAGTCATACCTGCACGCGGTTTTTTCAGAGATGAAGCGGCTGGGCGAATGGGAAGGCGATAACCCGCTATCGGGCATTAGACAATTCAAGGAGGGTGATCAGGAGCTGGCCTTTCTCTACGAGGATGAGATAGAGCGACTTTTAACGGCCTGCGATCAATCGGCAAACAAGGATTTAGGTATCATTGTGCGAATATGCCTGGCGACCGGCGCAAGGTGGAGCGAGGCGCAGGATTTAAAGCAATCTCAGATTCTGCCGGGTAGGTTGACGTTCACGCAGACCAAAAGCAAAAAAAATCGAACTGTGCCCATTTCTGAACAACTACAGAAGTTGCTACCCAAAAAACGCGGAGCGCTTTTCGCGCCAGCATACGAAGCCTTCAAATCAGCGCTTACAAGGGCTGCTATTGAGTTGCCAAAGGGTCAGCGCACCCATGTACTGCGCCATACCTTTGCGAGTCACTTTATGATGCGTGGGGGGAATATTTTAGTGCTTCAGCAGATACTCGGGCACAGTACGATCATGATGACGATGAGGTATGCGCATTTCGCCCCTAATCATCTCGATGCGGCTATTGCGTTAAATCCATTTGATAATCGCGAGGGGGTCAAGTAATCAAGGAGAAAAGCAGCGCTGCCACCCTGCTGCCATTTTGCTGCCACTACCCTAAATTGCAGGCACAAAAAAACCACCCGTAGGTGGTTTCACGACACTGCTTATTGCTTTGATTATTCTGCTTTTATCCCAATGGTACCCGGAGCGGGACTTGAACCCGCACAGCGCGAACGCCGAGGGATTTTAAATCGTGCGCTTTTACTTTTAAAATCAAAGCAATATCAATATTATTCATAACAACACAGTGATTTTAAATTCTTTATCATCAACTATTTAGAAGGTGCAATATCATTTAGTTACGAAGATTTTCATCCTAAATTATTGGACTATCGTCCTGCCTAAAGTCGTTGATCGCGTGCGTAGCCACCCCCAACACTTCAACATCTTCCATCGCCTCTCCTTCTATCGATTCACCTTCGACAGTGATAAAAGAACGCCCCATCAATTTTGCAAACTGCAGTTCGCCAGCCAGGCGGATAAGCAGGACGCTTCCTTGCGTCACCTTCAGCGACAAATCGAGAACGACATAGCCTCGATCTGTCTGTATAACCTGAGAGTTCGCGCCAATATTGCACGCAGCCGTGACAGTCAGTCTCTGCTCAACATAGTCGGCAGCAGGTGAAGGAAACGAACTTACCATCATTACATGATCCTCCCCATATTCCTTAAAATCCAAAGCCTGTTTTCGGTGTGGTCCGGCGTTTTGTCAGCGAAGCAGCTTTGATAGCGCTCTATCCATCGGTTAGCTTCTGAGTATGAAAAGTGAATGCCTCGTTGCTGTATAGATGAAACAAAATCCACCGTGTGCAGATACTGGTAGCCTTTCGAGTTACGAAGAATCGACTCCCGAAAGGCCTGGTTGATGTCTGATTGTCTGAGCATGATCCCTACCCTCAAAAATGTCGCGGTAGGGATACCCGTTACCGGATACCCCCCGCACAGATCCCGGCGTGCGCGATTTACGCACCGGGCTCCTGCCTCGGGTGTCTGGCGGTGAACCGCTCCACAGGCCATGGATGAAGAACCCGAACCCTTGGTAGCCATGCGGCTGCCAGTTTGTTTGCTTTCGTCCAGGTCGTATCATCCTTCTGGCTCCTGCGCCTGAGCGCCCGGCGCCAGAGGTTTGTTACGTGTGTCCTGAACTTCTGCATGGTGGGGAAGTTGCCCGGTACCGAGTGATAGTTCAGGTATCCCTGAACCACTCTCCTGAGCCATTTTCCCTGTTCGGGGATTGAGTAATGCCAGCGCCTTCGCAGACCGTCTTTGATGGCTTTCAGAGTTGCCGTCATCCGATCCCGGCGGGTCTTTCGTATCAGCATGAACCTGCCGTTGCGATCTTTCCCGCTGATGTGCGTGAACCCGAGGAAGTTGAACGTTTCTGGTTTGCCTTTTCCCCTGATGGCACGGTTTTCGGCAGCGAAGCGGCCGAACTCCATCAGACGGGTTTTCTCCGGGTGAACCGTGAGTCCGAACTCCCTCAGTCTGCGCTGCATGGCTATACGGAAGCGCCGGGCATCGTATCGTTTGTCGAACCCGATGACGATGTCATCGGCGTATCTGACCATTACCACATTGCCTGTGGCATAGCGACGTCGCCACTGATGCGCCCACAGATCGAAGACGTAGTGGAGGTATATGTTTGCCAGCAGCGGTGAGATGACCGCACCCTGTGGGGTGCCTTCCTCCGTTGCTCGCCATTGACCCTCCTCCGACGTCCCGGCTGTGAGCCACTTACGTATGAGCCTGATTACCCTCCGGTCGCCGATCCGATGCTCTGTGAACCTGATCAGCCATTCGTGGCTCACCCTGTCAAAGAACTGACTGATGTCGGCATCCAGTACCCAGTTTACGTTAGTGCGTACCAGCCCTGTGGCCAGTGCGTCCAGTGCATCGTGCTGGCTTCGCCCGGGTCTGAACCCGTATGAGAACCCCATAAAGTCGTTTTCATAGACTGCGTTCAGGATTTTCACCAGCGCATACTGGACGATCTTGTCCTCCAGCGAGGCGATGCCGAGCGGGCGTTGTTTTCCATCCGCTTTTGGGATGTAGTGACGCCTGCCGGGCTGCGCCCTGTAGCTGCCCTGATGTAGCCTCCGGTGCAGATCTGTTATGTTGTTCTTCATGTTTCCGGCGTAGTCCATCCACCTGATGCCATCCACTCCGGCGGCCGCTTTCCTGCTCAGGGAGAGGAATGCGGCTTCCAGTGCTTCGACTGTCAGCAGGTGGAACAATGCTGTAAACCGTTCTTTCTTCCGCTGCTTCGCAGCTTCCCGCACGCGTGACAGCCTCTGTGACATGCTTTCCCGGCTCTGTGTCCGGCGCATGTGTGGCTGTTCCGCGTTCCCCTTGGCCCCGCTCCTTCGCTCCACTGACTCCGCTCCTTTCGGGTTGTTCGCCTGCTTCGCCGCTACTATGAGCGAGTCCGACTTCTCCTCTCCGTACATCACCGGCTATGACTCCTCGTCTTCCCGGTGCGGGCCATCTCCGACACTGGCAGATGGTCAGAGGGGAGATCTCCCGGTTCCCGCGTAGAGATCGTATTGACATGCCAGGGTCTCAGACCCCGCCGGGTCCATGTGGCACTCGCAGTATCGCACCCTATGATGTTGCCTTCCGTTAACAGTACAACGTCGGCACCCGGTAATTTAATATACATTTCGTGGCTCAATGGCTGGCCTGTCAACACCCCTGTCAACGCTTCGCCCCATACCTCGCGGTATGCAACGCATGACTCGGGGACCTTGTGGATTGCTGGTCCTTCAATGGTCGGGGACTTTCACCCCTTGATCTCTACCGGTCTCCCGGCGCACACTGGTTATATATACAGTAATATTTATAAGCGGGCAGATCAAGAAAGGCGGCGGCTATCAATTTTCGTGACAGCCGCAGGTTATTGCTACGACAACGCATTAAACTGAGATACTAAATCAGCATCAGCTAACGTTGTCGGGTAGTAAACCAGGCGCTTCAGGTATGCGTTTGAAACAGCGCCAGGGGTCGTTCTGGCCCGTCCAATCATTAAGCGGTTCAGCTGAGTTGATACAAGCGGCGCACCGCTGTATTTGTTGATGCCATCAAATACACGCATATCGTCGTTAATAAACGAACTGATGAAGGCCTGATGGCCGTTTCTCACTTGCCCTAAACGTTTAACTTCCACGGTTATCTCTGAACTACCGACAATTTTAGCTGCTGCAGTCAGGTTCTGATTGGTGATGCTGTTACTGATGCGACGGTTCATAAAGTTCACATACTCAGCCACAGAATCATTGTCAAGGCAGACAATGGCTTGCCCGGCATTATAAACCCCGCTCATCGCCTGCAGGCTGGCGGGCATGTTGTAATCAGCAAAAATTGCCCCGCGGTCAGCAGCCATAAAATCCAGATCGGTACGAACGGTGCAGACCTCATCAGGCCGGGTCATAGTTGCGCCAGCTGTCGGGATGTACGGCGTAACACCGTCCCAGTTTTCAATCTGCGCCCCCCAGATGTAAACACCCTTCCCTGAACCTGTATAGGCTGGCAACGCAGCGGCTGATGTCACATCATTCACAAGCGCCAGTGTGAACTGCGGGGAGGCTGTGCCCGCAGGGGTAATGGTGATACTCAGACGGTACCAGCCATTTTTATATTTCCGCATACTTGTCTGCAGGATGCCGGACGAGCTACGGGTTCTTAAGCCGTTGACCAGATCGAAGTTTGCAAACTGCGTCGTTGTTACTGCACCCTGAGCGACCAGCTGGATAACACTCGCGGTATTCGCTTTCGCAAAAATACTGAATGTGACAGGACTTCCCACGGTGGCGGCCGGAGTGGAATTTTCCTGCATAAAGTGCACAGTATCAGCGCTGTCAGTGCTTTCATTGAAGGGTGATGCAGAGACGTTACCATCAGGTGCGATTGTTTTGGCGGCCGTGGTGGACACGCCCGATTTTGTCCAGGTCGTGCCAGAAAAGTTTTCACTATTGGCCGCAAGGTTAGTTACCCCTGCAGCAACGCGAAGCCCCAGGCACTCACCAGTAATCGGATCATATTCGATCGCAGCTTCACCGGACGCCAGATACTCTATCAGGCCGCTTTTATTTACCCGGGTTGTTTCTGATGCGCGGGTAAAGGTCACAACATCAGCCAGGCGACGACTACGAATTGCATAACCCGTTGTTCTGCCGAGAGCAATATACAGCTCTTTCTCAAAGTCCAGGTAAAGACTGGCCAGTTTCGGCATCGGGGCCTGCGGAGACGGAAGTGCGGCAGCATCGCCCTGATAAGTTTTATTGCTCTTGATTTGAGTTGCCATTGTCAGATTCCTGGATTATTAAGCGTAGTGACGCGGGTTTGCGTGCCGGTCAGATTTAGTGTGTTCTGCGCGTTACCCACGCAGTGGTTAAATGAAATATCGACATCGGTAAGCGTACCGCTGGCATAAACAGGATATTGCTGAGTAGGCGTAGACTGGATGTCGCGAATTTTATTTGCGCTTAACGAGCTGAGCTTAACTTCTGAGGCCAGATTAATTCCGTTCCCGGAAGCGGTCAGGCCGTTATTCCAGAAGCGGTTGTTTACCACATCCATATTGATCGCCGTCCCGTCTTCCAGGTTCAGACCATGCCGTCCGTTTCGATAAACGTCATTCCCCTGGATAAACATACTGCGGACTTCCTGGCCTGGCGCTTTGAGGTTAATTCCATCTTCGCCATTATCACGGATGGTATTGCTGTCAATCTGGTATTCGCCGTCTCGCTGCTCAGTCGTGCTGTTGTAATAGACGCCATGTTTAGCATTTTTGGCGATAATATTGCACTGCAGACGCCCGCGCGAACCGGGATATGCCAGCACAGTTCCCGGACTGATAATCACGCCATAATTATTTTCTGAGAAGTTGTTATTGGTAGCGATCATGCCATCAACACCACAATCACCCAGGCCAGCATTATTCCCTGTACATGTGTTGCCGGTGACTATCGTGTGTTCAGAGCTGTAAGGCGCATTTGTTCCGTGCTGCTTCTCAAGAAAGATCCCGAAGTTCTTCCCGTTGCGGCAGAAGTTGCCAGCAACATACAGCGGCTCGCTCTGCGTACCGCCAGCCCCTAATCCGAGACCAGATGCCCCCGCAGGGTTATCGTTACCCGACGGTGCCAGCCGACCGAAATTCTCCACCACGCATTCAGTAATCGCGGAATCGCGCGCAAAGTCGATGCCGATCCCCGTAGCGCCAGAGTTTCGCACGCGCAGGCGGTGCAGGTGGCCGCGGCGGTAGAAATTAAAATACAGCCCCTTAGTCCTGGGGAGATAACCCTCATCCGGCAACACCTGGTCCTGACAATCCACTTCAAAATCGGAATACACAAAATCCGTCAGTTCCGGGATGGGGTTCGTCGGTGATGTGGTGAACTGGAGCGCCGAATATGAGCCATACGGCATCAGGATTGTTTTGCCGGTACCGGCGCCAATAATCGATACGTTCGGCGCGGGCGTGAGGAAAGAACTCAGCCGGTATACTCCTGGCGGCAAGTAAATCACACCACCATACGGATTACGGGCCATGTCCCGGATTGCGCGCTGAATCACCTGTCGTGCATCTTCCTCGCTGTTCGGATCCCATCCATAGTCCTTGATACTGGTGAGAAACCGGCTATCTGCCTGCTGCTGCACGCGCCGGGAAAGACTGTTCAGCATATTGTTGACGGATGTCGGAATCCCCGGAAGGTTGAGTCCGCCCAGCTCATCAATATAGCCATATGCCGCCTTATCGGCCGCACTCAGCGTATTGAGAAACGGCCCGGGAACAGGCTGAACCTGAGCCAGAAGGTCCTGCAAAGTGAAGTCAGACAGAGGGATGCGAATTTTCCCTTCAGCATCGGTGATGATAAGCTGTAGACCGTCTTTATCTGTTGCAGAATGCAGGTTGCCAGTTGTGTCTTTTCCACTTCGCGACGCCATCTCCTGAATGCTTTCGTCCATCCCCGCCAGATAATTATCACCGGTCTCTGTTTTTACTTCCGTAACCTTTCCATCAGATGAAACTGTCCGTACGAGACCAGAATCATCGGTCATGCCCAGCAATTTAGTAATTTCTGCAGATGCAACTGATGCAACAATGACTGCCACACCTGCGCTGTTTTTATAATAATTAAATCCGACAACGTTCCCTTCCCCCTGAGGAACGCGGAAATACTGACCATCAGTCGTGCCAGCGATGCCTGCGGGTTCGTCCGGGAAAGTGAAGCTCGCAGTATCAAGAGAGGTAATGATATCGTCCAGTTGCTCTACGCGTGTCTGGTTTTGTTCCATTATCAAACGCCAGGAGTCCAGAGGATCACCACCACGATCGGGAACGTCGGCGGCGGGGCCGTTCACCAGCTCATCGAGACGTTTGGCATTACCGACCAACACCTCGGGAGACGTGCTCCCCAACGGCGGATTAAAGGCCATATTTTTTGCTCCAAAAAAGGCGTTCGCGCAAACGAGGGTTTGAGCGAAAAGAGTTAATAAGGGGTTTTTACGGGGTATTACGAGACGTCGCCGGGGTATGTGGCGTCGTCGTAGGCGTAGAAAATTTCTTTATATTCCGGCGCGGTAATCTGACAGTTGCTGTCACCGGAGGGGGCTACCTCCTGGACTATCCCATGCCGGGCACCTTTTTCACTGTCGCAGAACAGCAAACGCGGTAGATCAATATCAGGGTCGTCCATAATCCAGTCTTCCGGGTGCAGATCGTCGTTGTAAGGTATGGTAAGAGTGAAATCATCTATCCGCTGCGGCGTCAGCATCCGTGACGATGGACGACTGTTCTGAAACTGTATCCAGCACCGGGGATTTGTATAGCTCCAGTCCAGAGGCTCGGTGACATGTAACGTTATTTCCTGAAAGTCGTATGTCATTGCGTCAATCAGGCAACTTTGGGTTTTCCCGGTTCGAATATCATCTGACAAAATGATGTGGTCACCAAAATCATGGCACCATCCCAGCATTGCAGTTGTAGCCGTATACGTCCGGCGTTGATGAAGATATTTCATTAACCGGCGCATCCCGATACGCCAGGCACGATCCGCTGTCATGACGACATCGATGGTGTAAGCCTCCGTTTTCCGGGGGAACGGATTCTCAGGCGTCCGGCACTGTACGGTCTCCTCCGCCCAGGTCACGGGATTGATGTATTTCACATCCACGCCATCAAAATCGTCCCCCGAAGGCACCCTGAATGATGTCTGCATTTCTTCGACAGTATCCTGGGGGGTGATGATTCCGGTCCAGCTTTTGACCCCTTCACGCCCGACGGAAAGTAAGCCGTCAGACAGCAGAAAATACCCCATGCCTGCTTCAGCAATCTTATCGAAAATATCCTTTGCGGACGTGCTGTCACTGCTTGCCTGATGGTCAAAATACTCGCCTCGTGGCGTCCAGTAGTTAGCCTCAAGCATGTTAATTGTGGAAATGTCGATCTGGTCGTCGCGATAACCCAGACTGCGGGCCAGATGCAGGAATGCCCCGCTGATTGTCCTGTCACCACCGCCATCATAGTTTCGCGTGGCGACAACACTCACACGCTTGTCTGACTGCGCCGCCAGCTGGCCGCCGGTTTCAACCGTGATCCCTATTGTTGATATCCCTGCGTAGGAGGTCGGACGGGAAAGCAAACGACCTCTGAGCGCCTGCCAGAACATGCTGTCTCTCGCGTTGTTGCTCCCCTGCTCGTTGCGGCGGCGGCATCGAACCTCCACCAGCCCGGGTGAAGACAGATCAAAACGCTCTGTAAAACCGAGGCCATTAACGTTTTTAAGCGCGTACACCCCCTGCTTACTCGTCCACCCTGATCCGGAACCATATACGCGGTACTGAATTTCATACTCAACATGGCGAACCCGCTTATTCCCGTTGTTCTGGAATCCGCAAATTCCGTTTGGGAAAGCAAAGTTGACCTCGAAGGCGTCCACAACTTCATTTTGCGGGGAGGCCAGAAAGGGGCCGAGCCAGGTTTCATTATCGTTGATACCAGACGCGGCAAAATCCACGACGGTACGGGTCAGAAAACCTGACCAGGTGTTGTCAACGGCACCGTTAACCACTCTCTGTACGGTCGCAGACGCTCCGTCAGTCGATGCTATCTGGTATTCGTTGCCACGGTGAGCCAGGGAAATCCGCTGCGTGCCGTCCGGCAGGCCAGAAAATGCGGTACCGGAATCGTATGCCAGCCTGACACTGGCTGTGACCGCCGGGCTTCCGCCACTGGATGCTGTACCGGCAGTAAACACAGGGCTGTCGCCAAAAACTGACACGGGCAGGAATGATGACGTAATGGAACCGCCACGCCACGGGCTGGAGATTTCCACGATACGAATCACGCCGCCGTCATCCTGAGCAATCAACCCCGATCCGGTGAGCCCGCTGTTAATCGCCGCCAGCAAACCAGACATTGTGCCGTAGTCAGCAACCAGGGACAGGGTATAGGTGACGCCCTGCCAGGTCAGAGCAAACGTCTGGCTGGTTGTCGTAAAATCATACGTGGCTGGCGACGCACTGGCGCGCAATGCTGCAGTCGATCCACCCGTTCCCGGAACGGCGTCCTGGTGAGGGGTATACGTGGCAATCTGCAGATCATAATCGGTACCGCTAAACGTCAGCGTTACAGGCATACCATTATATGGCGCCACTTCTTTGACGGCGTCACCTGTCAGAACGTTAAAACCATCCTCAATCGATACCTGATAATTCACCGGCGCTTTCAGAGTGACAATTGCACCCTCAATCTAGCCAGGAGGCAGCTTGTTCTCATCTTCATCATCATCGTTGTCATCGTCGACATCGAGACCTGAAAACGAAACAGATGCACCGCTAACAGTCATGGCATCAGCAACGATATCACTGGCTTCAGGAGCAGTCTGAGCCATATCGAGGCCGCTACCACTTGACGTTCCCCCGACTTCCGTTGAGTTGAACCAGACCTCGCTGCGACGGTCCCCCGCCACGTTATCGCCCGGACCATAGCTGGTATAAGAAAAGCCATCGCCTAACGGCAGAGCAGGAGTTTCACCCACCCGAAAATCACCGCCGGTATAAGAGAAACGTCCATACCCGAGGCACACAAACATTTCGACCGTCATCCGGGTGGGATCATTGGGGTCAAAGCGAGTGACCGGCTGCACCAGGTAATCCGGATAAATTCTGTTTCTTCCGAATACCTCACGAACAGGATCGCCAAGCTTAGCTGTATTCGCTTTTGCCGGGTTCAGGTCCAGTGATACTGAATTGCCTGACGAAAACCCGCCCAGCTCTGGTTTCGGGGCGAAAAACAGCGCATAGGCCGTAGAGGCAATAGATACGGCAACCGATACCCACACGGCGATTTCCAGGCCGGTTCCATACGGGATCGGGTAAATCCGCACATCGCTGTCTGGCCGCAGCAAACATAGTGGCCATTCCGCAGGTGGAACAGCCCGGCCGTCCAGTTCGACCGCAACAGGATGCTTTCTGTCCTGCGAGTAGCTCGGGACATTCCTGGCCATCCACTCATGCAGGGTCATCGCGCCATGTTCGTGCGTCTCCAGGGGTTCACCCGGCAACCGGGACGGAAAAAACTTTATCGTCATTGCCAGAACTCCACGCGGTTAAACCTTCGTATGAATCGCGCCAGTGGCAGAAACGTAACCCCCGAGCCTGGATTACATTCCGCAACCTGCAGCTGGTTATCGAGCATGACAACGATCCCGACATGCGTAACCGTTGAGCCGGAATAGCAGGCCACGCCAGCACCTTCGCAGGGCTCGCAGCGTTGCAAGGAAAGCATCAACTTTCTCGCCTCCCGATTGAGACCGCCGTCGTCTTTGGTTACACCAGCGAAGTCAGGCCAGAGGGGTAACTCCAGATCACGCCGGATTTCATTCACAATGCCAAAACAGTCGAGTTTCGGGTATACGCGTCCGCCTTTCAGCCAGATGACTGAACGGTATTTATCAGCGTCAAACATGTTTGCCTCAGATTAGTAACGTAAGCCAGGATGCTCTGCGAGGTTGTAACGTTTACGGGGCCAGGCTGTTTTGAGAATATTCATATAGCCTGCCGTGACCTGTACTGCTGTCGGGGTCCAGGAGCCGGATTTAATATCGAGCGTATACGGTGATGATGCCGGGGCAGACAGATCGGATGAAATGTACCGCCGGAATGTCAGCGTGGCTGATTTCATTTCATCCAGAACTTTATCGATGGCTCCAGAAACGACACCGTCAATATTACTCAGGGCGAATTTCAGATCCTGCGTTCCGTCCGCATTTCGCGCTGGCAGTGCAATTTCTATCGCGCAGGCTTCAAACGTCGCCGGCTGACCATTTTCCAACGTTACGGAAACGTCATCCCAGCCGCTGGTTAACCAGTAGTTATCATCGCCAGCCGATATCTGCAGCGTGTCGTGGATAACCTCCGAACCGCTGCTAGCATATAGCCGCTCAAGAATTGTCATGCTTCGGCCACTCTTTGTTTAGCGCAATATCCAGTAACGACTGACCAGCGAGCCATTCCGGGTAATTTCCCCATCCAACCGGCGGTAACGGTCGTTCCCATAATTCCAGCGTTGCGCTGTACTGCCAGTATTTTGGCGCAACCAGCGTCGGCCCTTCGTAAATATCCACGAACCTGGCTTTATAGGGCTTTACCCCGATGGGGGTCTGGAGTTTCAGATAGAACCATGACTGGCCATCTTTAAGCGCATCCCTGAAAAAAGCCTCAAATACCTGCGCCAGCGCATCAGTTTTAAAAATCCATTTAACTGATGCCTGGGTCGGTGTTGAGGTGTATCGCCTTCGCTGCTGAGCGCGACCGGACGTCATTTCCGTTCGCAGTATCGGTGATATGGGCTTAAAACCGTACCCGTCCATCAGCGGCATAGGCAGGTACTCATCCGGATAGATAATATCCGCCATTAACTTTCCCTCCGGGCTGGTTTATCGTGGTTTTTTTGGCTGTAGATTGGAGTAAATAGCCCGGCCGAATTTCTTCTGTGGGTTATTTACCTCGGCGGTTAAGGTGTTAACTATCCGCTGTTCAAGAGCATCATTTCTTCGCTCTACAGCCTGCATCGTTATGTCATCGGGTTTGCCGGTGAACGTGCTTCGTGCGTCCACGCTGACAGCAATCCGTGGCTGTGCCTGAATCTGGCTTGCTGCGCTCTGTACCGCAGGGGACTCACGACCTACAGCACGAACCCCCAGCGAACCATCAGCACTACGGGTTAGCGGCATGATGGCTTCTGGCCCAGCTTCACCGAATACACCAGCCCCTTTTGCAAACGCAAAATACTGCGGAGTGCTGTATACACCGCCGCTGTATGCGGAAAGTGAAGGCGAATCGTAGACACCACCCAGAGCATTAAACGAAAAATTAGCGCCAGCGCTCTGAATGGCCGTCCCGGTGCTGCCACCTCCCCCACCTCCGCCAAGAAGACTCCCGAACATTCCACCAGCCCCACCGCCGAACGACGCCATAATCGCTTTGGTGATTAATGCCTGTGTTGCCATCTGGATCAGCGTCTTAATCACCGTTTCCCCCAGAGAGCTGAAGATATTCGACATCCCCTCTTTGAACGAAGTCGCCCCAGTCAGGACGCTGGTCATGTTGTTGGAGATAGAGTTAGTGGTGGCATCCAGAATTTCGCTGGTTGCGGTGGCAGCCATTGAACTGAGGTCAGCAGCCTGATCGGCGTAGTTCATCAGTGAATCGCTGATCCCCGCCCGCCAGTCTGACTGCTGTTCATCGGTTTTCTTGTAGTAGTCCTCCTGAATCTGGAGCCGTTCAGTAAGCGCCGCCTGTAGCGCTTCCGTTTGCTGTTTGTACAGGTCCTCAGAAATCTGACCTTTGCTGAAATCCCGCTGCAGGTCCCGCTGCTGTTTGAGAAAATCAGTGCGAATATCCGCCATTTCCTTCATGCGGTCGCGGGCCTTATCCCCCATCCCGGCACCAAGAAAATCAATATCCCCTCGATCACGCGCAGCAGCGTTGCTGTCAGCGAGCCCCTCACGGAACGTTTTTAACTGTTCAGCAATGTTTTTCTGATCGATAAGCGCAGCATTGTGCAGAAGGGTTTCTTTTTTAGCTTGATCGAGTGAGGATAACTCCCCCTGAACTATCTGATATTTTATTTTTGCCAGTTCATTGCTTTGTCCGGCGAGTGCAATCTGTTCTTCTTGTTGTTTAACAATGCGGGTATATGCATCTTCATTTTTTTCTACCTCTGACTTTCCGCGAGGTTTTTTTTGCGATTCGTTAAGTTTAAAGTCTGTAGCAGCATTACCTTGAATAGCTGCGATCTGCTCATCCTGCCCCGGTAAAATATTACCTTTATTATCAGTTCTAACCGCTCCCTGTTTGATGGCATCCTGAAGCGCTTTAAGCTTGGCCCGCTCAACACCTTCTTTTTGAGAGAGGGCTATGCTCTCCTTCTGTTGCTTTATAAAATTATCGTAAGCCGTGTTGGTTTGAGCTGCTGGGGGCTGGCCGCTCCCAGAGCGTTTTTTTAATTCGTCCATGAATTGAATGGTAACTGATAGCGAAGTTGCCATTGCTTCATTAACATTCAGCGCACCAATTATCGAGTTTTTTATTTTGTCAAAAGCAACTGCCGACGCCTGAACTTTTGAGGCTAATTCTGTTTGTAAATTATTTTGTGCATCTACAGCATTGTTTAATTGAGATGTAGTATCAGCAATATCTCGGGATATTTTGTTATATTCCCGCTGATATTTAGCAGCGTTCTGTACGTAACCATTATTTTGATCATTCAGAACGCCCATTTGTCGAGCGAGAGACGTATATTTCTGAACTTCAGCAGCTGCCTCGGCTTGAGCATCCCTCAAGTCCTCCAGCTTATCTTTGAGCGCGTCAATGGATTCACCAGAATCGGCAATAGAACCTCTGATTTGAATTTCGCTCATGGCTTTCGCTTTTTCCACCACCTCATCAAGGGTGGAGGCATACTGTATCGCAGACTGACGCGCCTGTTCCTGATTCTGATACCATGTATACCAGGCGCCTGCCCCCAGCATCAAAATCCCTGGAATGCCACCAAATAAGGATGATACGCCAGCCCATGCCGTTCTTGTAACAGAGGTTAGCGCATTCAGCCTCTGGTTTGCCATTGATAGCTCATTAACGGTCGCGGTCTCGGCTTTGTTAGCCTTTACCATATCCATTGAGTTTTTGGCCAGAAGTGTTCTGATAGTCGCACGTTGTTTTTCAGTCTGCGCCAATTCTAATTGAGCCACGAGCGATCGTTGATTTGAAAGGAGAAGTGATTTTTCTGATTCGATCTGTGTAAGTGAAGCATTTGCCCCCTCAATTTTGGCCGCTGTACTCGAAATTTCTGCACCTCTGGCCCGTATAAGCTCTTCGGTGTGCGACTTTAATTGCAACGTCCAGTTACCAAGAAAACGGGTAACTCCAATCGCCGTTAATGCCCCTGCTGCCATTGCTACTGTATCAATGTTCTCTGCCAGGGAGTCAAGCCCACCAGCAAGCGCTGCAGAGGCACCATAAGCATCGTTTGTACCGCCAACCCAAGCAAGAAAAGCATTTTCAACCTTTTGAGTTGAGCCTGAAACCGTTTTTGGCATTGATTCAAATTCAGCCTGCATCACTCGCAACTGAGCGGTAATGGCCGGAACCACTTTATCTATTGTCAACAGTCCGTTATCAGCCATCGCCTTGAGGTCTTTGCGGGCAACGCCCATACCTGCCGCTAAAGCACGGATGATTCGATCACCGTTTTCGTTAACAGAGTTGAACTCCTCTCCACGCAACACTCCCTGAGCTAACGCCTGGCTGAACTGCGTGATAACAGAACTAGCCTCTGACGTGCTGGCCCCAGATAATTTAAGGCCCGTGCTGATAGCCTCGGTTACTTTCAGTACATCGCCAGAGGAATAACCAAACTCACGCATTGATGCTGCCGATCGAGCAAATAAACCTGCGTTATCACTGAACGCTGTCCCTGTTTTCTGGCTGATATCCATAAGTAATCGTTGGGAATTGGAGAAATCATCGGTTGATGTTGACGCCTGTTTTAAACGTGCATTCACAGAACTCCACTCATCAGCAAGGGCGATTAGGTGCCCAGTCGCAAAAACTCCGGCAAACGCACCAGCCATACCCATAGCTGCGTTTTTAGTTTCTGACAATTGTGCAGATACTTCGGCTAGTGCCTGTCTTGTCTCGCGTGCAGAAACAGCCGCCTGCCGCCCCCCCCTTTGCATTGTCTTATAATAATCGGCCCCCATGCGAGAGGCGCGAGCGATCTCGGTCTGAAAGGACTGAGAATTAGCTGAAACTTTTATAATTAATTCGCGAAGGGTTGCCATTGCTATTCCTCTAACAACAAAAAGCCCCGCTTGTGCGAGGCTCTTAATTTAATTCATTAGTTTAATCAATCACTCATCCTGACCGCATATCTTATAATAAAAATCCAAATCAGAACCAATGAGGGCTTTGTATATCTTCTTATCATCAATAGTATAGCTTACACCTTTAGAGAAAAAACCTTTCGATTTCATTGTTAAAGCCAACTGAAACTTTGAATAACCAGCATAAGCACCGTAACTATTTTTTGAATTTATTTCACCACAAACAAATCCGCCAACCAGCCCATCTTTTTCACCTGCTTTTACAAACCTTAGATAGCGAAACTTTGCACTATCTGGATCTTTCATGTCAGCAGCAACTTCCTTTTTAGCAATATCTATTGCTTTTTCTTCGCCGGGCTTACATCCGGCCAGCACTAAAATGGATAATGCCAAAACTATTAATTTTTTCACACAGCGCCCCTGTTGGTAAAGATATGGGTAAATCCTACCATTGGTTAAGAAAGACTTCAGCTATCGTTGTTTAATTCAAGCTGAAGCCGCGAGCAAAGCGGCTTCTAAGCCTGCAAAAGGATCGCCGCTGTCGCTTGCCACTTCCTCTTCTGCGCTCCACTGAATCTGTGCGTCTTCAATGGTAACTTTACCGCCCTGCGCACCGTACATCGCTGAAACCAGCTGAGCATTGAGAATATCGCCACGGATATCACCGATCGGGCTAATACGGTCGTATTCAGCCCACATCCTGAATTCGCCGACCGTCATGGTTTGTCGCAGTTCGCCCAGCGTGCGGCCCATCCGGAGCGCCAGCGCCATCAGGAACTGCATGCCAGGCATTTTTACTTTGCTTTGGCATCATCCGCATCACGAATGAGATCAAGTGCCTGTTTCAACAATCGGGAATGGACAGGGCCATAAATTGCTTCAACCTGTTCGGTATCATCGACGGTGAAAACGTACTGCAGGTCGGTATCCAGCAGAATATCAATGAAGAGTGTGACATCTGCCCGCATCGTGCGGAAAGCACGTTCTGAAGGGGTCAGTTCTGGCACCTCTGGCGCTTCCTGCCCTTCCGGTGATTTTGGTTGTTCCGGACTGGCAATCCCCTGCCAGCGAATCCAGGCTTCAGCCGATGGTTCACGAATGATAACTCTGGCGTTTTCCCACTCCGGAACGGTGACTTCTTTTTTACGGAAACCCGCCATCGGGGCCAGTGCCAGCGCTTTAAGATTCTGTTTTGACATTAAGTTTATCGCCGGTTTCCCGGCGCTCCATTAACTGATGGTGACGGTGCAATCAGATGAGGTGATAACGTTCGCCGGAGTGGCAGAGTCAGTGACTACACAGGAGTAAACTCCGGCATCACCAGAAACTGCACTGGCCTTATTAAACGTTGCGCTGGTCTGCCCGCTAACAGTTGAGGAACCTTTTTTCCAGACGTAGGTATAAGGTTCCGTGCCGCCCTGAACCACCACACCCATTGTCAGGGCGCTTCCGACCGCTACCGTCTGCGATGCAGGAAGGTCTGCGGCAAAAGACAGAATGCCAGAGGCGTCAATGTTGGTTGGCTTGCCTTTCAGACGCAGAGAGAACGTTGCAGCAACAACACCGTTGGTCTGTGAATCCCAGGTATGCTGACGAACTTCGGCGCGGAACAGGAAGCCATTCCCGGAAGGGAACACAACCTTAAAGCCGTATACGCCGTCATTATCGTAAGCAGTACGCAGCGTATCCTGCGCCGGGTTGCGGTAGAAGTTACCGGAGAGAGACATCTCAGACGGTGCCGGGAGTCCGTTGATATTCTCCGTTTCTTCGGAGCATAGCGTTGTCACGTCAATATCGTTTTTCTGACCAGCGGTAAAGCTGGCCTGTTTAATGGTGCAACTCAGGTTGAGCCAGGTCGCCGATGCCAGCTCTTCCGCAGTGACCGGCACTGATGTAATCATTACTACCGTTTTTTGGGCGCGTTCAAATAGTGCTGACATTGCAGCCTCCATAAATGAAAAAACCGCCAGCGGCGGTCAGGTTGGATTGGTTTCAGTCAGGCAATGACGGTTATTTCAAGCGTTGCCCGATGCAGGTGAGTTGTGGTGTCGTAGCCGGGGATTTTGGTCACTTCGGTAGGTGAAAGCACTTCAAGCCGGGAAAGGACCTCAAGCCGCAACGCCCTGGCCTCATCGTTAGTTTCTGCCCACACGTCTACCTGAATGTGCAGCGTCGATTCGGCCTGCCCACAGAACACATCCCCGGCAACATCTGTCGGTATCGAGAAAATGATGTAAGGAGCGGCCACCGCGGGTAAATCGTCGCTGCCAAGCGGCACCACATACGGATAAACCCGCCCGTCTGCCAGCGGAGCAAGCAAAGCGTAGATATCATCCTCTGTCATTTCGCCAGCACCTCATCAATCGCCTTGTTCATTCGATTCATTGCTGCCTGTGCGGCTTCTTCCTGCCGGGTATCAAACGCAGGACGCACAAAGGGATGTGCCGGGGCCGTAGATGTTCCAAGCTCCACGAAGCGCCAGTAGAAAGCATTCCGCTTGTTGCTGGCCTTCATGGTGTTGTCGCTGTTCCCTGTTCGCGGATTAACACCACGAATATGCACCCCCGAGGAAATTTCACCGCGTCGGCGGCTTTTCTGGGTAACGACAACAACGTTTTTCTTCAGCTTCCCGGTTTGCTCATGAGCCCTGTCAATCACTTCCTGCCGGAGGACTTCAGCCCCGGCGCGGGTCGAATCCCGGAGGACTTTGTTGTTTTCGGCTTTGCTGAGGGTTTGAAGGTCTCGGGCGATATCCTCTAAGCCGGAAAAATCCAGATTCACATCAATCATTTTTCGGTCCCCTGTTTGCAGAGAATTTCCAGCCGGGTACCTTTGATATCCGGAACCGGAGGCCCGGTAACGTTAAGAACTGCGCCTTTAAACGGGCCGGTCCGTACATTCAATCGGGATGTGGCTGAAATATCCCTGCGAAAGCGCACCCAGACCCGGATTGTCGCATCAGCATGCTCTACGCCAGCGGCTAACAGCTCCCGACCGCTTATCCCCTTAACCTCGGCCCAGATAGTTTTCCCATCTTCCCATTTTTCAACCGGCTGACCGGAAGGTGTTCTGGAGGTTGTGAAGTTCTGAATGGTGACCCGGTGCCGTAATCGTCCTGCCTGCATAAATTCTCCTACAGCGGAATATAGCGGTACGGCTCTATCAGAGAGGTAAAGCCGAAGGGAATGCTGGCCTTGGCCGCATCTGTAGATTCTTCCCTGTTTTCATACCAGTGCCCAACCAGCAGCATCAATGCCAGTAAAATATCGTCAGCAATCACCAGCCCATCAGGATCGGTTTCCGGCACTTCATCTTCATAAAGATTTCGGTTGATGAAGTTCTCCGCCCTACGGCGCGCAGCGCCATAATAGAGCATAAGCGACTCATCTTCCGTTGTGTCGTCGATATCGATCCGACACTGAGCCCTTAACTTTTCAATCGTTGTGCTCATCGTTTTTCCCTGGCCCGCAGCGAACTGCGGGCACAAAAAAACCGCCGGAGCGGTGGAGGTTGAAGCTGATTATTGCCTTAGCCGCCAGATGCCGGTTTGCCCACCAGCGCTTTAATTGCCCCGGTATCTTCCAGCACACAATCGAAGCGATGGAAGGCCAGGAAGCCAGTCTGATCGTACTCAGCATACCGCTCCACCAGCCGTTTCAACGTCATGTAGGTGACGCGACGAACGATAAAGCGGTTAAAGTCGCCGAAGTAAGCAAATTTGGCACCCGCCGCGATATCAGGAATGGCCTGGTCCACAACATACGGCACCTGCAGAACAGTAGCAGGTGCGCCACCGATAATATTCGGCAACCAGAGAGGACGGCCCTGGCCATCTTCCATCTCTTCCACCAACTGGAGCGTTGCATCGTTAAAGGCAAAGCGAACTTTCGGGCCATTACGATAGGCGGGATCAACAGCATGTTTCAGCGCGTTGAGTTCTTTCCAGGTGAAAGCTGTCGCTGAAGCCGTGTTTTTCGTCCCTGTTACTGAGGATGCCAGTCCTTTCGGCTGTAGCGGTGTACCCGTCCCGGTGCCAAGGACCAGATATTTCGCTTCACCACGGCCAATGCGCGTTGCGATACGTCCGGCAAGAAATGCTTCGATATCGACGCCGCTGTCCTGCAGCAATTCATTCGACACCCGGATGATTTTGGAAGAAAGTTTCTTTGCTCCCAGAGTCGCGCCGCCGAAAGATACATCTTCTTCACTGGTTTCGGTGTTTTCGCCAAGCAGTTCACCTTCTTCAGCGGTACCGTCAGAAGTTGCCCAGTCGATATCCTGTCCGTTTGAGGTATTCAGGATTTGGGCCACACTGGCAATACCACCGTAATCTTTCAGTGCATCGACAATCTTATTGCGGAACTGGGTTGGTACGGTGTAACCCCCTTTTTCATCAGGCGTCGTACCCTGAGCACGCAGCTCCTTTAAAGCCTGGCGTTCTTCAGCGCTCATCTCGCCAAGACCACGGCGCAAAAACGCATTAAACGCCGCTGCCCTGCGCTCATTTGCATGCGCTTCCGGGTTTGCTGGATCACGGTTCTGTTGCTGGCGCTGTTCCGGCTCATTTTCATCGATATAGTCCTGATCCTGGCGACGCAGTTCCTCTTCGCGTGCAATACGCTCATCAAGGGAATCAAGCTCTGATTTTGCAGCGTTCCACTGGGTACGCTGCTCATCAGTCCAGGGCGTATCACCAATTTTGTCATGGAGTGCGCGCATATCTTTGGCGATGGTGTTACGTTTTTGCTTCATTTCATGCAGTTTCATGGTATTTCCTTACGCGTTAAGAAGGGTCAGCAGGCGCTCACGCGCCATTCGTTGATTAATGGCGTTCTTTAGCGCACCGCCGTCGCGCGCCTCCTGCCAGGCTTTCATCGATCGGACGCCGGAATCGGCCTCCTGATATGCGGGATAGGTCACCGGACTGACATCAAACAGCCGGGAAAACTTCGATATTTCACGAATAACTACCCCTTCGTCATCCTCGTACCAGTGCTCGCCATCACGGGCGACGCGAAAGGCAAAGGACGACTGGTTAATGTCACCGCGCAACATCGGTGCCAGAACCAGATCGCGGATAGTTTGCGTATCCGGAGCTGTAATGTCGTAACGCAGGCCGCGCTCATCGACAGACAGCGAAAGTGTTCCGGCGGCGCTGCGTCCAAGAATAAAATTGGGATCATGGTTAAACAGCCCACGTACATCATCATTCAGCACATCGTCAAAGGCTCCGGGCTTGATGATTTCACGGAATCCCCAGAGGGGTTCAGAGCGACTGTTAAACACCGATCCGTAACCCAGAATGCGGGTAGGTTCATCGGTGCGTTGTTCCGCGCGAACCTCCCCGCTATAGCAGCGCGTTTCACGGTCATTCATTGGTTTTTTCCTCGTCGGTTTTTGGCGACTTAAAATCGTCTGCCGGGTTAGCCGCGTTAACGCTCACCAGCATTTCATCCAGGCCGTCTACCGGGTTCATATCTTCAAAGGCTCGCGCCTCGTTGCGGCTCATCCAGCCATCAGTGATCGCAAAGTGGTAGAACTGAGCACGCTCCTGCGGGGTTCCGCGTAGCAGGCCTGTCAGGTTAAACCGGACGTAATACCCGGCGGCCAGTTCTGCACGGGTAAACAAGCGGCGATTGAGTTCCTGCTCCCAGTTCGTCACCCACGGCATGATCGTGTAGCGGACAAACTGAATGGCCTGCTGCGTAATGTTTGAGAAAGTGGCTTTTTCGAGATCGTTAATCATGTGTGCCGGAACGTTGAATATTCCTGCAATCATCGACCGGTTCAGCTTCGACATATCAATGATCTGGGCATCAACCGGGGAAACGGTGAGCGCTTTGTAGTCCAGCTCTGCCGGGAGAAGCATCGTTTTATTCTCCTGGCTGCGCAAAGCGGCAGTGGCCTTTTGCCACATGCTTTTTAATCGCCCCCAACTTTCGTCGTTAAGCTGGTTTTTTACCGAAATAATGCCCGCTGGCCGCGCATTACCGTTGAAGAATGAACTGGTGTATGCCTGCCCGCTCATCCCCATACCGATTGTCTCGGCATGCTGCATGATTGGACTGAGCCCCATTTTCTGATTATTCCCCAGCGCCCGGATATGCACCATATCGTCAGGGTTGACGGCAAACGCCCCCTCTTCGTTGTAGACACCATAGGTGTAGCGGCCGCCTGTGTTAAGCAACGTTGTTTCCCAGGGCATACAGCATTCCAGCCCGGAAACCTCTCCACGGCGGGAGCGCTTAACCCAGGTATAACCATTACCCCAGCCCAGAATGTGACGCTGCTTTAACTCGCGCCATTTATAGCTGGTCTGCCACATGTTCGGTTCATCGTGAAGCAGGTAAAACACACCGTGATCGCGTGCTGCTTCAACCTTGTTATTGGTTTTCCGCATAACATGCAGTGGCATCTGAGCGATATTCGAAGAGATAACGTAAATACAGGCATACACCGCAGCCAGCTTCATCGCCGTTTCCGGGCTGACAAACACGTCACGGGCAAAAATGTTATCGGTTTCTGCCGATTCACCCGTGATCGGCGTGGTGGGGTTTTCCAGTGGTTCACTACGGAACAGGGCATCAAGCAGCATTTTTCCCCCTCATTGCCGCCACCAGCGCAAAAAGCAGTAGCAGGCTACCGGACATCATCAGAGACGGCGCCAGCCCGAACTGCAGATATACGCCTGCAGCGAGCGAACCAAACCCGGTAAGGCCGATAGCATCAGTGATTAAAGTTTTCATAGAAGTAAAAGGTCTTCGTCAGGGTCGATAGTGGACAGGAAGTCAACTTCACCACCACCGTTAACAAGCAAGCGACTCATCGCAATAAACATCGCGACAGGTCCATCAATTTTGTTTTCAGGCGTGGCCTTGTTGGGGAAAATATTCTCGTTTTTGTCTGGTTTGACGGTGACGTTGGACATCATCCAGGTCATCACCGGGTTGCCGTCGTGATGAAAACGTCCGGCGTAAATTTTCGCCTCGACTTCCTTCATTGCTTCAGACAGGTTTTTTACCGTCTGAGGGACTTCAACAATCGGTACTCCTTCAGCTGCTACCGACAAAGCAAACTGAGTGGCACTCCACGGGTCGTATGCAAACTCGTTCAGCGAGTCGCCTCGCGCCCATTCGATCGTTTCGTCTTTAATCACTGCATGGTCAACGACATCACCATCGGTAAATTCAAGGAATCCAGCGAGATTCCATTTTCTGTAAAGGTCTGCCTGCTGCCTGGAACAGGCTTCCAGCCGCCCTTCAGGTATCCAGAATCGGGAGCGGACATAAACATCGCCATTTGGAGCGAGCCAGACTTTAACCGCAGCTGAAATATCAATTTTGTTGGAAAGGTCAACGCCAAGCCACATTGACCAGCTGGCAGAAGTTGAAACTTCCCATGAATCACGGCATTTTTCCCATCGAGCCATGTCCATCCATGCTTTTTCACCCTGCACCCAGATATTGAGATGCTTGGTAAAAAAACCGACACGTGCCGCGACCTGCTCTTTTGCCTTTTTGGCAAGACGGCGCATGTCGTCCCATCGCTTACAAACACCCAGACCGGGATTAGCTTTCGGCCAGTTTGCCTCGTCGAAAGGATCGTCACCCTCATCCAGGGTATAAATCAGCGCAAAATAGCTGTCATCCTTAATGGAAAGTGGGTCAGGGTTATCAAAGTTCTTCAGAACCTTGATCGCATAATCACGTTGCTCGTAGCAGATACCTTCTTTATTAAAACCCGCAGTAGTGATTGCAAAAATAAGGGACTGCAGGCGCGCCCCGGTCGCCGTTTCCAGAACTTCCCAGACGTCACGGGTTTTATGTGCGTGCAGCTCATCAACGATCCCGCAGTGAATATTCAGGCCGTCGAGGTTATTCGCATCACTTGCCACAGGTTCGAATTTTGAGCCCGTCCGCTCCTGGTGAATATTCAGCTTGTTACTACCAAACAACCGGCCCAGTGTTTTCGGTGCCAGCTTAATCATGCGCTTCGCATCATCAAACACGATGCGGGCCTGATCCCGGGTTGTTGCGGCGGAATAAACCTCAGAACCACCCTCACCGTCTGCACCTGTCATATAAAGCCCGATGCCAGACGAAAGCGTTGATTTGGCATTTTTACGCGCTACTTCGTCATAGGCGGTACGAAAGCGACGCACAAACATGGGATCGCCATCGTCGTCAAGAATGCTCTCAAACGTTATTTCATCTATCAGCGGGACGACAAAACCAAAAAGGTTAATCAGGATGAAGGTGTGCCAGTCCATCAACTCGATCGGCTTGCCGGTCAAGTGCCCCTTCACATGGGGGACGAAGTTATAAAAATCGAGAACGTGCTGGGCGCGGCCTTCATCAAAATAAACACCGCGCTCCGGGCCGTGCTCTAAATCATGAAAGAACCGCTGGCACGCAAGACGCACCAGTTCGCCAGCAACGATATCGCCAGATACCACGCGCTCGGCGTAGCGGAATCCATCTGCAACGGTTGCCATTCATCATTTGCGCTTTTTAAGAAATTCTTCCAGTGGGTCGGCTTCTGCCGGGCCTTTTGCACCAACCTTTGATCGGCTGGCAGGTGTCATGCCGAATTCACTCAGCATCGCTCTGATTCGTTTCCACGCATCAGCCTTCATGACTGCTGCGGGGTGAGGTTTTATCATTCTGATTTCCCGCTCCCCTCCTTCGTCTGAATCTTCTTCGCTGTAGACGGCATAGGTGTAACCTTCCCGATCAAGCGTGTCGCAGTGATGCCGGTATTCAACATAGGCTTCTATCAACAACTCCAGCGCTTTAGCATCCAGCGTGGTCAATACGCCGACTGCATCAAGTTCATCACCGATACGCTTGAACCAGTACTTACCCTGCTTATCAAAATGTTTCGGTATTGGGGGGACCCCTGACGGGGGTTTTGGCTCGTTCTTATTGATCGGGCGTTTGGATGGGTTCCCCTTCACTAAAGCCAGATGTGTCGGGGTTTTCGGTGGTCCTGGCATAATCGAAAACTCCTATTAATCATCGGAAGGGGGACCCCAAAAAAAAGTTTTCTAACCTGCGGCGGTGTGAAAAAAGGTTAGGCGGCGGTCCTTTGGGCCTTTGCCGTCAGGGATTTGACCCCGCCCCCACCCTGCCGCGCCTCAAATGGGAATTGATATCATTTGAAACGTTCACGTCCGGTTTTCGTTCTGTGACAGGGCCAGCACAGGCTTTCAAGATTCGAATCATCATCGGTCCCCCCATGAGCCTTAGCCTTGATGTGGTCAACGGTCTTGGCGGCAACGGCTCGCCCAGTTCGAAGGCAGTTCTGACACAGGTGATTATCACGCTTAAGGATGCGTGCTCGCTTAATATCCCACTGGCTGCCATAGCCTCGCTCATGCCTGCTCTTGCCCTGCTGATGCTGTTGCCAGCCTTCATTGCGATGCTTCTCGCAGTAGCCTGAGCGGTCGGTTGTTGTGCCTGCGCATCCACGCTTACGGCATGCTCGGGGAATTAGTGCGGGCATGATTAAGTCCTTATGAGATTTGCATTATCACAGGCACTCAGTGAATGCCTGCTGTAATGCCTAGCTGGACTGCTCAGCGCTGGTATCGAAGAGCGGCAGCGCTTCAGTTGCTTCCTGCACTGCTTTCATCGTCTTTGCAACCACTTCAGTCTCGGATGTGACACGGCTGTATTGCTGGATGAAAAGCTGGTACTTAAGCGGACTATCCTGAACAAACTCTACAGCGACTTTTGCCGCCGCGGTGTCGTAGTTCAGGGTTGAAAGCAGGTTCAGGCGAATCTGCTGGGCGTCAGTGATTTCTGCCATGTCTTACCTCTTTGCGATGTGGGGAGCATTATCGAAACTACTCTATGGAGTGGCTTCTATAATGCCAATAAAAAGCCCCGCAGAAGCGAGGCCTTATTAAAACCAATAGAAAAAATGCCTTGAAAGAGGTGAACCTAACCCATTGGTTTTCTTATATTGTCAAAAGTAATCTCGACTATCCTTTTACCGTGGTCACCCATTTTGTTATAAAATAGTTGTAAGAAAGCAAGGGTATTAGAAGCGGGGCCACTAAAATGCCACTCACAGTTATCAAATTCATTGTTAACTAACATTACATCGCTAAAACCAGAATAGATCATCTTGCAATTTACAAACTTACAATTCTCATAGGAATGAAGATCTAATGTAACCAGCTCATTTTCAAAAGTCTGGTTTTTTAACTCTGTTATGGCCATTTAATCCCCCCACCGGAGCTATCTGAGCCAAGTTTATTTCCAAGCATCTTCCCACTGGCCTGCATAAATGTATTATCATCATTAAAATCACTAGGGGCATATAACTTAGTATGATTAAAATTTAATGTAATAAAAAAGAAAAAAACAAGGCCTGCAGGAAATAACATTAAAAACCAAAGATAAATTCCTTGTTGGGCTGGTTCTAAAAAAGGAAGAACTAGGTTTGCTGAAATCTCAACGATACCAGCAAAAATTCCTATGATAGTCAGCGGATTTTTAATATGACTAACTGCACTCACCATTTTCTCCAATCCAGCTTTTAGCCCTGTTCCAACTGCAAATGAAGATTTCAACATACCTTTTTCCTTTCAATTTTTCTAGTATTTATTTTATGCAAGTCGAACTAGGTCAATCCTAGAGTAGGAGCGCGCGGAATTTATCTCTCAGTAGGGTTAGCAATCAACGTCAGGACCTGCTACGGCGCGGCAAGCCCACCTACAGGCTTCCTGCATTTTGGTGCGGGCAGTTAGTCTGCACGGATTTGTTATGCGCCAGAATGTCGCGCTTCGTCTGACGGTCAAGAATGTCGATATCGTGGTCGGTCAGGTAGATGATCCGCACCCAGTTGCATGCGGTATCAACGACTGCCGGGGCGTGTAAACTTTTCGCGCAGCTCCCAATCAACATCGTCATCAGGCATATGGCTAACAGTCTGCTGTACATCACTGGCCTCTTTAGTTGCTTGCGCCTTCCGTTCTGCCGCAGCGACGCTGGCGGCGGCGTTCTCTTCGGTTCGCTGCTGATCGGCTTTGGCTTCCGATTTATTAGTGCCTCGCGCATGACCTAACCCAAATGCGCCAGCGATAACGGCCAGCAACGCAGTTGCCAGACCAATAATCATTTCAATGCCCATAGTGACCTCACACCAGTACTGATTTAGCCTGGTTAAACAGCGCACGGCGTTTATCCAGACCATTGCGGCCACCATTGATAAGCAGCGTTACGCGCTCAACATCACCGGAATGAAGCAGGCAACCGTGGGAGACATAAAACCATGCGGCCGAACGTGCAGCGTAATCATCTCGCTCCAGCAGCTCAGGCTGGGTAACAAGGTCAAGCTTCAGCGCCTGTCCGCAGCTGCGATAGTTGCTCAAGCCCGTAACTTGTTTCAGGCCGCGACCGCGATATTTCCAGCCATCACCGGCAACCTGATTTCCGAGGTTCTTTTTACCCCACTCGCCCCCATACACCAGGTTAGCGATAGCTCGCTGATTTGCTGGTTGTGTTGCCGTTCTGCCGAGTGCTGCGGCCTGCTGGGCGGTTATTCGGTGTTTGCCGAACGTAGGCACAAGTCTGTCGGCGGCATAGTTCAGGCTTTCCACCAGCGTTGTATAACCGCCGGACTCATGCCCCATCTGCGCGATGAACATCGCCTGGTCGAGTGGAGCAGTGATGCCGAATTCTTTCATCGCAGCATCAATGTGCGGAAACCAGCGCGCAGCTAACCCGGCGCTGATACCAGCCGCCTTCTGGAATTGTGATTTATTCATCAGTGCCTCAGTGCATCAACCAGTCGCGCCACATTCCCCCTGAACCAGAGAACCGCGCCGCAGATAAGAATGTTAGCCAGCACCACCAGCCAGTGGGATGACTCGTACAGGCCAAACAGGAAACGGAAAGGAATGCTGGCGTAAACCAGCACAGTGAAGTAAGCCATCAGCGATATCATGGGGCGGTGTCTTGACCCGTCGCGTCGGTAGAACATCAACGCAACAACAATTACAGCGCATATCACCGCATTAATGATTGCGCTCGGATCACTTGTTACCATTGCTTGTCCCTCCTCCACGTAAGCGAGAGAGAATCCCAAACAGGCTACCCAGGTCCTGACTGTTTACGAACGTCAGCAGCTTTATAGCTATGGCTGCCACGATTACCGCTCCGAGTGCATCAAGCGGCCTGTCGTTGTAACCAGTCCACTTTGAGAAGTACGACCCCAGCAGAGGAGCACCAATCACACCGAATATGAATGAAGTAATGAAATAGCCCACCAGCTTTATGCGGCTAATATTCACCGCCGTTGCGACATAGAACACCGCACCAGCAAACGCACCAAACACCACCCCGTAATCAATACCAGTTGCCAGGCCGAATAGGCTGGCGCCGAACAGTCCACCAGCCGCTATCGTTGTGGCAGAAACAGGATCGGACATTTAGCCCCCTCAATTGCTGTGAATCCTCTCAGAACGAGGGGAAAGATCCAGGCCGGAGGCTCATGCATTCACGGTTATTCTGCAATTTTAGCCTAGGCCTGAAATGAAAAAACCCCGCTTTCAGGCGAGGTTTTGATGATTAAGTTGTGTGTCTAAGTGACCACTCTTAACAGATTACGATAGTTTTTGCGTACGCGTTAGTTTTTTTATACATTAGTGTTATCTCCGCACAGACAGTATGCCATTCACTATCGGTAAGTGACTTTATAATGAAAATAAAATCTCAAGGATTTGCAATCGTCAACCCTAACAACAACATCAAAACCACTGATATCATTGATTATTTCATAAAACAATCTACGCATGAAATCAAAAGAGCCGATTATGATAGGCAGATCCTTCTTTCCGATGATGGCCAGTTTTATACCGGCTTGGTCTTGACATATAAAAATCAGAAAAAAAATTGTCTTTCAACGGTTAAAAATGGACAGTTCGAGATAAAGGTTGAAGACATACAAGGTGATAATAAACTTGTTAACTTTAATTTCTTCTGTATAAATAAAGTAAGTTTGAAAGGATTATACCTTTATTATCGCGGATCATGCTCACTAAACAGTTTGTTTAGCTCATGGCAATCTTACAGTAATTTTGCAATAAGAAAGAAAATTAAAAATGAGGTAATCGCCTTAGGCAAAAAACCAGATAAAATTAAAGTTGAGAGTATTCATAAAAAATATGAAAAGAGATTGGAGTTTAGAGTAATTATTGATAAGTCAAGCTTGATCGCCATGCTTTCTACGTTTAGTGAAATTAAATCAGCAACGTTCCGCTATGATTCTGTTGACTTCAAAGAAAGCGAAATGATCGGCGTTGAGCAATTCACTAGAAATACAGAGGTTACATTTAATATTAGTGATAATAATAAATCTAAAGTCAGTCAAATAGCGAATAGTCTTGACCAAATGGTAAATAAAATTTCAGGGATAACAAAAGGTGTTGTATCTGTTGTTGATCACTCTAAAAATGAGCGACTGATTGATCTAATTAACTCCCCGTGTTATTTTAGTGAGTATGATTTTGATACAATTGCACAACATGTAAATGGTTTAAAAAATGACAATTACATCAGCAATGCTATAATTCAAATAATTAAAGATGAAATCACCAACGGCAGAAAAAAACATGAATTTAATTGATAATTTTGTAAGATCTAAGTTCAACCATCAAGTACGATGGTTAATATTGTTATCTTTATTCATTGTTGCTGCTATGACATGTGTTTACCTTAACCTTACTCACCATCAGGGAAAGGCATTCTATTCATTCTATCAAACATCAATACGTGGATATCTTTTTTCTGGTTTCATCTCTGTGGGATCACTACTATTATCATTACATACATTTGTCATAGTAAACTTGAAAGATAAATTATTCTCCACTGAGAGATATATATCCAATTTTAGATTAAGTAGAAATTTACCAAAGGATCAAGACGTAAATGAATGTGAGCTTTTTAAACCACTAGATACATTATCATCGTTTATAAATATATCAGTTTGGCTGTCAATACTTACAGCTGTGTCGCAGTTTACAATTGGTTTGATAGACGTTGGAGTAGCATCTGTCTTTTGCATATGGTTAGCAATGCTAACCATATGTTTTCTTCTTAATTCATTAATTTTGATTCGAGTGCACATCAAAAAAATGTTACATCAAGATGTTTAATTTAACATCGCCAGACATCCCTCAACAAAGCCCATAGCGGTCTGTAACTCCTTCCTGATAGTACCGTCGGAACACTTCCGCGTCTTAGCAATTGAACGCAACGATATACCTATAACGAAATGAGCAATAATTAGCTCATGTTCTTCAGGCTTATAATTACGCAATCGCGCTATACATCCATCAATCATGATCCCTTCATCATCGTCACATTGTAGGCGTGATTTTTTTCCATGTGGCAGCAGTCCTTTAAATCCGGCTGCAATTGGTTGCCAGTCCACACCGCTACTATCGGCAGCAGCCCATGCGCCCCAGCGGTCTAATACTTCATACATATCACGCATTAACTTATCTCCACTAAATTAAGCCAGTACGCCAATTGCCAGCGAACGATCCAGAAATCGAAACAGCAGCTCCAGCTGTGAGCCATATTTCTGTTCAAATGCCACGGTGTCAGCGTGCAACTCTTCGTGGTGCGCTCTGCAAAGCGGCAACACAAACAGGTCGTGCGCTTTCGTTCCCATTCCACCTTGTCCGTGGCCTATCAGGTGATGGGGGTCATCTGCTGGTTTATTACAGCAGGCACACTGCTGGGTCTTAACCCAACTGGTGTAATTCTCGTTTATCCAGCGTCGACGCTTTGGCCGAAGCATGAATGATTCCGGCGTTTCAGTATCCACTTTCAGCGCCAGTATCTTTTTTTGGACTAATTCGGTTGCAGCAAACTCTGGCTGTAAATCAATTTCTTTCATCACTGACTGGTGCCTGACTTCAGGCAATCGCATCGCTTTTCTTGCCAGCGTTTCCGGTATGACGTGCGACAGATCGTTAATTAACAGCCACCAGCACAACTCAGGAATTGTTAGTACATGGTCCTCATTAAATCCCAGTCTGGAACGTATGACTGATATCAGCCAGGATACCAGGTTTTTACGCGCAATGCCTGCCAGTTCCTGTGTGAATTGGTCCCTGACAAGATTGTCACAACCCCAGCAAAGGCGAATGCTTCCAGGTTCATGGCGGAAGAGTGTGAAATTCTCACTATGCCAGGTTGCATGCGGATACTGACATTCGAAAGTACGCTCCAACTCGGCCTCAAGGCCTACTAAACCGCCAGCACGGATCAGCACATCCATATTTTCAAAGATAGGCAATACCGTTGGGTCACCTTCCAGCGGCTGTGTTGCTGGAGGGATAGCTCCAGTCTGATATTCAGCGTAACGCTCTGGCTCAGGCTCAATCAGTACACGTCCTCGCCTGAACAATGGCATAAGCTCAGCACCTGGGCGAAGAAGAACAACGCCCATTTTAGGGGCGATCTCAGGAGTAAGTAGTGCTCTCACGCTGCGTGTCCTCCTGCTTTGTACTCTGTCCACAGGCCACCAATCCACCTGACCCCTTTGGCGGTAAAGCGAGCCTGACTGAACGCGTGGTTTGATGTAAGTGATGTGCCTGTCTTAACCTCAAAACGTCCCGCATCGATATGCTGAGCCATCGGCGTCAGCGTTCCTCCAAGCCGGTACATGATGTCATTCTCAATCAGGAATAAGCGGAACTCTGTTTCCTTAGCCTGAAGAAGCTTTGCCACCTGACGGAATGACATTGAACCGTTAGCAGTACAGTAACGATCAACAAAATCAACCTTCGGTGCGGCTAATGCCAGTTCTTGCGACAGATGCTCTTTTTGTTCCTGCAAATCAGCAGCCAGACGCAAAGCATCCGAGAAAGACTGCGGGATGACCGGATGTTGTGCAGCTTCAAGCTCATTCCAGCGGTCAACAAGGCGTGCTGTGAATTCTGGCGATAATTGCGCGACAACAATAATACTGTCTCGCTTGCCCTTCTCTCCCCTGAAGAGATATACCGACATCGTCCGCCCTGCAGTGGGCTTTTCCTCAATTTGAGGAGAAGCTATAACGCCCTTATCCACCAGCGCTTCAATTGTTCTTTTTACGTTGTCGTGGCGCTTATCTACCAGAACAGATATTTCGATGCTCGACATCGTAACTGTCTTGCTTGCGATTAACTGATTCATACGTTCTCCACTTGTCAGGCAGCTGCAACTGCCGGGGAAATAAATCGCTTAATGGTGATTTCTACTTTCCCTTTCTTCACGATGTTCCCCCACTCCACCAGCATACGTTTCACCTGGCTGTCGTCCTCCCAGACACCGGTTTGAGTCAGCGCGTCGAACAGCGCTTTGTTGTAGTTGTCAATATCACGACGGCGCTGATCCGGCGGATACAGAACAATATGAACTTCCGCCAGCTCACTTGATGGCCTTGGGACTGCCCGTAACTGTTCGATAATTGCCGCCCTGGCTGCTTTCTGGAACTTGCGACCAGTCTCGCTAACCAGATGCCGTCCCTTCAGTGACCCTTTGATGGGAGCGCGCCAGTAACTGTTTACGCTTGGTGGAAATGGCAGTGTCAGTTTCATAAGGCCCCCTTAGAGGATCGCCACGACATCCCGAGCGACTTCCCGCGTGGTGCCATTGCAGGAGATCGAACGACGCGCTTTGATAAATTCCAGATTAAAACCATGCTCCCGGTACAGGTCTACTACCCTGGGGGCTGATGAGTTTGAAATGACTACCCTCGCGCCACGTTGGTGCGCTTCTACGCAGTGCTTAGCCAGCAATACCTGGTCATCCCAGTTAAAACCACCAGCGGCATACGCGGTAAACCCTGCAGTACCGGGCATCGGTTCATAAGGGGGATCGCAATACACAACGTCACCTTTCCCTGCAAGGCCGATAGTCCGGCGATAACCGGATGTCATGAATACGCAGTTGTGAGACATATCAGCGAAAGCCTTCATCTCCTGAAATGGGAAATAGGGAGCTTTGTATTTTCCCCAGCCAACGTTGAACTGATGGGCCAGGTTGTAACGCATCAGCCCATTGAAGCAATGCCGGTTGAGATACAAGAATGCAGCTGCACGCTCGGCTGCATCCAGTGTCTGCGCGTTGAATTCCTTCCTGATCAGTTCATAACCTTCAGGATTGCCCATTTTCTCGAACATCCAGCGGGCTTTGTTTTCAACCACGTCAGGCACGACAGCCAGCATTTGATACAGATGGATAAGGTCGGGGTTAACATCTGCCAACAGGAAATCCGCGTGTTTATCGCTGTTCAGGAATACAGAACCGCCCCCCACGAATGGTTCAATCAGTCGTAACCCTTCAGGGATATACCTGAACAGATCGTTAAGTTGGGTGTATTTACCACCTGCCCACTTCAGAAATGGCTTGCTCATCCTCTGAACCCCGCTGGTATGCCAGAATAATCAACATTGGCGTGAGTGGACTTGAACGCAGCGGCGTCTTTGGACCATCGTCCATTCACCCAGGAAGGCCGTCCTGCCGAGGACCATTTCCGGGCCTTATCGAAATATTCCGCGCAGTTCTCTGGGGCAAAAAGTGTTTTTGGCCGTAGGTAGTCGCACATTTTTGAATCGTTCGCCCATTTCTCATTCAGGTAATCAACCACCAGCATGAGGTCTTCAGGGCTGTAATTTTCTGCCAGACGACCGCGGATATATCCCAGAGTAGTTTTGCCACGTCCTCCTCGCCCATAGCTCGAATTAGTAACCTTGTTGAAATGTTCCAGAACGGTAATCGCAGGCCCGGTCTCGTCAGGTTGCTCAGCAACCGGACAAGAAGGGGTTTTATTATCTGTAGTACTCTCTGTTGTATTCTCTGTAGGATCATCGTGCCAATTTGACCTGATGACAGCGGTTCGTTTTGACTTGGTGGAGCGTTTCATATTGACCTCTTCCATCGTGTCATTTTGACCTGATGGAACAGCGCATTTTGACCCCTTCGATTTAGTCACTTTGACTTCATCTAAAAGCTCACTCTCGTAATTGATCGTGTAGTAGTTGGTCATGTCGCGCTGCGACTTGTTGAGCTGCTCGATTTTGAGTACGCCCAGGCTCTTCAGGCGGGTGAATGTGCGCTTCAGCGTTGACTCAGACCAGAACGGGAATTGCTCCAGCCATTGCTCAGTGGTGTTGTAGATCCAACGCACACCGTCACGCTCAAGCCCGGAGGTTGTCTCCTTCAGCCAGTAGTTAACCTGCTGCAACGCTATGGCTTCATTCAGACCAATGCTGTATGCAAGGTCAGGATTGATGACTATCGGCCTTGATGGCATTAACAGGCTCATAAGACCCCTCTATTTCCTTGAATTTTCGTCTGAACTGCTCAAGGGGGCTGAAGCACTCATGCTCGTACCCTTCACGCAGGTATATAACGCGCTGTGTCTGGGGCTCCCAGCGTATGACCCTGACCGGGATTCCGTAGTGATCTCTGAACCATCGGTTAAGTTCTCGCATACGCTCCCCGCCTGACCGTTAAAGTCCCCTACCACCCACTGAGCAAACTGGTAGCAGACAGGCTCGAACCCGCCTGGTACTCTTACCCCATACACGAACTGCACCGGACCTGTTCCACCAGGAACCGGACGCGCTATAAGTTGCGACCTGCGGTACTGTGTTGGTAAACTGTTCATGCGTTAGTAATCTCCACTGATAACGACACGCCACGACGCCAGAGGCTGCAACCTGCTGGCGTCACTTCTTTTTGCGTGCAAACAACGTGATAATTGCCGCGATTTCTTCTTCACGCGCTGCCAGGTGGCGGCGGTGATGCACCATGATTTCTTCAGCTTCATGTCTTTCGATAACCCCATCTTCAAGCGCCTGTTCGATAATCTGATCCACTTGCCCTCTTGCTGCTGAAGTACGCATTGCGCGGCTAAACAAATCCACGCGGTCCAGTTCTTCCAGGTGCGGCACATCCACCAGCAGAGCACCACGACGGCGGGCAAAATATTCAGCCAGGTGAGATGTATTCGAGATGTCCTCCATCGCTTCCAGTTCAGATACTTCAAAGAAACGACAGCCGTTTTTCTCGTAGAGGTTGTTATTGAACTGGGTTAAGGTCATCCCTAATGCACCAGCCATCGCTTCACGTCCGCCGGGATAGGCTTTGCACATTGCCTTTACGGCTTCTTTCAGGTTTGTCATTTAAATCAATGCCCCTTTCGTTCTGGTGCCTTTCTTCTTGCCGTACTTAAGAATCATTCGGGCTTGTTCAAGGCAGTCGTCAAAGATGTTTCTTCGCTTGGTTGTCGGCTTTGATGAGCGCCGGTAGTACGAAATAGCCTCTACCCCCCCTGCTCAGCCTGTTCTGCTGAATAACCATCAGTCAGGAGTGCCTTAACAACATTGTTTTTTATGAACTGTTCCGGGTTCATACCTACCCCTTTGAAATTCGGTTTGTAGTTACAGATTTGATGCAGTGAGGTTAACCTTCTGTATTCCAACACCACGCAAATAGGCCCAGTCGATGTCAGGGCGAAGCTCCTCACATGTCACTGTTCCACCAGTAGCTTTTTCTATGCCCAGGCACCGCTCAGCGGGTATTTGCCTAGTCCCCTTAGTCCATTGATTAACTGTTGGTGATGTGACTCCTAGGTTCCGGGATAAAGCAGCCTGTCCACCAACAATTCGGCAGGCTTCCCTGATTGCTTCAAGGCTATTTTTTTGTTTCATGAATGGAGTTCCTATGATTTCAACACAGATACATATTAGGCTAAGCCTAATGATCATTCAATAGGAATTGCCTAAGTGAATTGTTATGAGGATTATTAGGCAATGCTTAGCGGTAAAGAATTGGGCCGAGCCATCGAGCAGGCCATAGACAAGAAACTTTCAGCGGGTTCTGCCAAGAGTAAGGCGGAAATTGCACGTCATTTCAAAATCAAACCTCCATCAATCCACGATTGGATCAATAAGGGCTCAATATCTAAGGAAAAACTACCCGAACTTTGGAATTACTTTTCTGATGTTGTCGGCCCTGAACACTGGGGATTACCAGGATATCCGATTACTGGGTATAGCCGAGAAGCAACATCAACCGAGGTCACTTTCAAAGAAGGCTCTATTGACGAACTATACAAACACGCTTCTGAAGAAAAAAAAGCTATTGTTGATTTTATCCTTCTCGAAAAAGGACAGGAGTTTCCCGCATGGGCTGATGCCGATGCGAGAGCGTACATAGACTCACTTGAACTGAAGGTAAGGAGATGGTTAGAGCAAAAGGATAATGGGAAAAAACAGACGAAAGCCAGAGCTTAGGCTTATATGGTCTAATGGAGAGTACCTATGATTCCATCTATGCGAAAAAGCTTAGGATCTGATTCACTTGCATATCTCAATCCCTGTGGGGATTGGCTCTTGTAAAGCCCATCCGGGATTAAGATTTGCTTTGATTTAAATGTGGGTTTTCATTTTTGCATGGAGGATGCATGGAAAACTTTAAATCGCGTCTTAAAAATCATATCGAACATGTTAAAAATGTTAGAGAGCACTGCACTACTGAAGAAACCACAAAGCAGGCTTTGATACTTCCTTTTTTGGACATACTAGGCTTTAACGCTTACGACCCACAAAAGGTTAAGGCTGAATACGGGGCTGACTTCCCTGGGGTCAAATCTGGAGAGCGTGTGGATTATGCCCTGTTCTGCCAAGGGGTTCCTGTTATGTTTATAGAGGCAAAAGGTTGTAAAGAGAAGATGGACAACCATTGCCCTCAATTATCCCGGTATTTTAACTCCACTCCCGAAGTTACAATATCAGCAATTACTAATGGTATTGAATGGCGTTTCTTTACGGATCTTAATGAAAAAAACATTATGGATTCTACCCCGTTCCTGCGGATTATGATGGATGACATTAAAGACTCTGACGCCGAGCAACTATTTAGATTCAGACATGATAAATTCAAACCTGAAGCCCTGAGGACGCTTGCGGAAGAGAGCGTATATATCTCTGCATTTGTAAAAGTTGTGAGTACCAGCCTCCGGGAGGTAGACCATGAATTTGTCAGGTATGTTGCCGGGCGCGCTAATATAGGCCGCCAATTAAATCAGAGGTTTATAGAAACAATCACCCCTTTAGTTAGACAGGCTGTTGAGAGGTCTGTAAGTGAAATGGTGGTGTCAGGGCTGTCATCGAGGACATCATCATCTCCGGCAATTGAGCCCTCCAATGATGCAGTTGAAAATATTGTTGTTGACGAACGAGCTGACGTTGTAGACGCAGAAAATCCGAACATAGTAACAACCTACAATGAGCGGATTATATACGAGAAAATTACCTCTATTACTGGTCCCGAGTACGACCTCCAAGCTAAGGACACAGAGTCATATTATTCTATTCTTTTCCAAGGTAAAACAAATCGCTGGTTAATTCGTTACTACGATAAGAAAAACCGCTCGTCCATACAATTACCCATTGATATAAGCGAAATCACTGGGAATGAAATAAAAAGGGCTGGACTTGAATTTGATAATAATAGAATTTTCATTGATAATCCTGAGGATGTATTAAGGATTTCAGGTTTAATACTTGATTCTTTACAATATGTCCAAAATGATGAGAACTTCAGAAAACGTCGATCATAATATCAATACAGACCTAAAATTTATTTCTTTACATCCCGCTCAGGCGGGATTTTTTTGTTCACAAACCACACTCATTAGGCTATGCCTATTGACATGATGATAGGCAAAGCCTACCATTATGTCACCAGATATGCTGAGTGTAATCTTGGTGGTGCCAGTTTCCCTTTGTTTCTGGTACCGCCCTTTTTACACAAGACACAAGAGCATCACCGAGTAACGGGCCCATCACCCAATCCGCTCGGGCGGATTTGCAGCCGCAGGTGCTCTTCTGTGTTGTGTGGAGATAACTAACCAATCATTTGCAGAGGACATAGAAATGAAATTATCAAAGTTACGTAACGCCATTGTCTATCGGGCTACTTTGCCCAGTATTGAATCGGTTGAAGGGCACCTGCAGGAATTGCCCTACTCTGAACTTACAGAAACGGAGTTCGCGCGGGCTTCCTTCGTCCCTAATCCGATTACCGGCGAGCTGGTTACGCCAATTACTGGCGGTTATGCAATCGTGGTTCGCCGCGATGAGAAAATAATCCCCCAGCACGTCGTGATGAAAGAAGCCAATGAGCGTATCCAGCGCATCGAAAATGCGTGTGGTCAGAAATTGAAGCGCGCTGACCGTAACAACATTATCCAAGATGCTAAGGTTCAGCTCTGCAAACAGGCATTCATCAAGTCGTCTCTGATCCTGGTCCTGTATAACACTGCAGAAAATCTGCTGATCATTAATTCCGCCAATAAAAATATTGCCAATTTAGTCGGGGCGATGCTGGTTAAAGTGATCGGCTCAGTAAAAACAGTCACGATCAACATCAGTGATATCAAAAACGGCCTGACAACGCGCCTTAAAAACCATCTGGACGGCGAAGAATCAGCGTTTGCCGGGTTTGAGGTTGGTGATTATGTCCAGCTATCCCGACTGGCAGAACAGAAAGAAGTTATTCGCTACTCTGCGGAGCACACTTCCGTTACCAGTGAAATTCTGGAGAGCCTGAACACAGGTTTTATCGTTGATAACATGGAATTAAGAGGCTGCGGCGTCTCTTTTCTGCTTACAGATAAATTCCATTTCCGGCGGATCGATACCAAGGATAATGATTATTCTGATGATGACGACAAAGCCTACCGCTGGCGTCACCAGGCAGGTACGGACATGTTCCAGTTCTGTAAAGTAATTAACCAGCTTTGTGATCTGCTCGCCTACAAAGAGCCCGAAGAACAAAAACCAGCAGCCTGATTAGAACAGCAGCAATTACCCCATTCTCATGGGTTGGGTTGCTGCACCCTAAAGCGCGTTGCAGCGCGTCAGTTGGAGAAAAAACATAATGGCAAAAACAGCACAGCAGTTAATTAAAGATGCCTTTGAGGCGGCTAAAACAATGCCTCCTGCTACTGCAGAACTGCTAAAAGATTTGGCAACTATGCTCGATGTTTCGAACGTTACTCTTCGCCAGGCACGTAAAGAACGTGACGCCATGAAAGAAGAAGTTCTTTCCTGGGCTAAAGAATGCGATCGCATTGTTGAACGTCACACTAAAACCCGCAGCAATATGCACGTCTTAGAAGCTATGCGCGATATGGAGAATATCTCGGCTGCTTCCACCAGCGATGTGGAGGCTGTCTGATGGCTAAAGACTCAAAGGTTGTATACGGCGCTAGCGGCAAAACTAACGTTTTAACGTTCGAACCTGAAAACTTGCACCTGGTCACCGATAAAACCCACCCACTTTACGATGAGCGTGTACACCTGCCGATCGACGAAGGGATGGTACTGAACATCAAAGAGCTGGGCGTACTGGAGCCGATTATCGTCTGGAAAGACCCTGAAACGGGGCTCACCTGCGTAGTTGTAGGCCGTCAGCGCGTAAAACATACCCTGGAGGCAAATAAGCTTCTTTTGAAAGAGGGCAAAGACCCACTGCTTGTTCCTGGAGTCGTTAAGCGCGGATCAGCAAATCAGATGGCTAAATACATGGTCAGCGAAAACGAAATTCGCCGACCTGATACACCGCTTGGCCGGGCTAAAAAAATGTCAGACGCGCTCGACCGCGGGCTCGATGAGGACGACATTGCAGTGTTGTTTGGCTGCAGCGTTCAAACCGTTCGTGCAACGCTCTCTCTCCTCGATGCCACCCAGGCCGTCCGGGAAGCGGTGGAGTCTGGCACAGTTACCGTTACCCAAGCCCGCCAGCTTGGCACGCTTCCCCCGGAAGAGCAGCGGGAAAAAGTGAAAGAGATTGAGTCTGCGACCGCTGGAACAACTGGCCATGAAAAAGCCCGCCGTCAGCGGCAGGTGCTGGGCGAGGCAAAGCCGCGTCTAAAAACTCGCAAAGAAATTACCAAGGCTCTCGAAACCGCCAGCGGAGATTATGCCGATGCTTTGCGCTGGGTGTTAGGGGAGGACGCAGCGTGAATACACGGATCTCAAATCTTGCCCTTGGAAAAATGCGCAAAGATGCTGAGCGAATGCTGGCGTTGCGTAGTCCTGCAGTTGATGAGGAATGGTGGGAAAGAATGCTTTCCATCGTGATAGAGCTGCAAGAACGCCGAGCTAAGGAGGCCGAAAAATGAGCAAGTCATTAAACGCGCGCTGTATCCGGCGCTGGAAAGTTGAGTTTAAAGGCCGCTGTGATTCGAAATATAGCCCTTACTGGCGCAAGCGTGATCTGCGTGGGTATATCCGCGAAGCGGCGCTCACTACCGCTTACAGCATGGTTGAGAGCATGGCCGAACGAAACGCCAAAGTTGACTACGACGGCTCCCTTTGTGGTTGGACTCCTGAATTCTCTGAATGGTACCGGAAGCACCGCCAAGAGTATCTCAAAGAGGCTCGGGACTTCCTGAATGAAGACGCCACCAACGACGACATCGACGAAGAGATTGAGGGCGAGCTGGAGGCTTGGGATGACTGATATCACCGAACTGACTAGCGTACAAAAAAACGCAAATATTCACCGTTTATCCAGACTTATTGCCTACGCACCTAACGATGAATTGCGCCAATTGGCTGTTGAAGTTGAGCAATACACTGAACAACTCATAGAGCTGCTGGAGAAGGCGCAGCAGCGGATTGGTGAGCTGGAGTCAAAACTAGCTAATCCGGTGAAATTGCCAAAAACAAACGGCTACTGGACTGAGCAAGAAAAGGCTTATGAAGAAGCTATTACGCTCGCAAAGCGACAAGTTCGGCTTGCTGGATTCCGGTGTGAGGGGGATGAGTAGATGGATAAGCCACTTAACAAGCGCGAACGCGAGTTTTTAAAGCCAGCAATAGTCCTCTGCTGGGAAATCGAAATAAGCCCAGTCCGTAAAAAAGCGTTATGGGATGGGGATTCTCTCCTTCCTGTTAGAGTCGGCTCTATGGCGGAAAGCCTTATAAAGCGTGGCTATCTTGAGCGAATTTCTATGGGATTCGGCAGGGACATTATCCGAGCAACGGAAAAGGCTAAAAATTTGAGGTGTTACCGTTGCTCATATGGCCGGACTATCAAAAACGGTCAGCAAGCTGGCCCATGCCCGCATTGTGACGGCGGAATCAAGCCAGAAGGAGCCAACCAATGACCAATAACCAGTTAACAGAAGAAGAGCTGCAAACGTTAATCATCGAGTTGCAGCAGACCGCTTACCGCCTTAACGGGACTAATTCTGCTTACCTGATGTCAGATGCGATAAAGCCATTGCGCGAGTTACAGGAACGCCGCAAGGCAGCAATGGACAGTGAGCCGGTGGCAGAGATTAGAGCTTACTACCCGCTTGGAATTGACGGAGGTAAACAAAAGTTCGTCCAGGTCACTGGCGAACTTCCTGACTTTGGTGCGCAACTCTACGCCATAACGCAGCCAGCGCCAGTAGTCACTTTCTATCGCGATGGCATTGAAGCCGCCGCCAAATGGATAGATACGCAGCGTGAGGCATACGACAGCGAGCATGGATGGTCTGATCCTGATACCGGAGCGTTCGAGTTCGGCAATGATGCCCAGCGCGGATATTCATCCACCCTGGAAGAATTAGCCGAAGGGATTCGCGCTCTGCATCAAAATGCTGGCAACTCCCCGGCGATTCCAGAGGGATACGTGATGGTGCCGAAGGAGCCGACAAAAGAGATGATTGATGCCGGGTGGCTTCACTTCATGGGCACCAAGAACCCTTCATCAAAAGGCACATACAAAGCCATGCTCGCAGCCGCCCCTCAGGAGGAACCAGATGGAAAATGAAGGCGACAACATCATCACTCTGGTTCAGCCCAAGCGCGACGAAGAGAAACTGCTGAATATCACTGTAACCGACAGAAAGGACTACAGCCAGCAACGCTGTAAGCATAAAGCCGTAGAGGTCGATGAAAAGGGGAGGATGATTTTATGCCTTCAATGCGGCTGCGCTGTAGACCCTTTTCAGTACGTTCTTCAGTGCGCGACTGATGGTGAGGCTGTGGTGAGAGAGATTCAGCAGCTTTATAACCGCCGTGATGAGTTGCGCGAAGCTGTCTCCAACCTCGAACGAGAAGAGAAAAATGCAAAGGCCCGGCTGCGCGCCGCCAGAACGTCAATCCTCTTCGCAGAGAATGACCTGAAAAACACAGAGCAGGGGATAAAACAGTGAGTCAATCCCCCGCAGAACGCAAAGCCGCCCCGAGAGCAAACAAATTAAAGCGCCGTCGCTTGCGGCGTATTCGTGATGATTTGGCCTGGTATAAGGAGGAAGCAAAGGACCTGCATACCAGGCTAATGGAATTAGCCGATGAAGTTGCAAAGCTTCGGAGCCAGATTCTTACCGTGCCTATGCCAGTAATAGTTCCTTTTCAGATTTATTCGACAGTAACAGGAGAGCCAGACCACCAACTTTGCAAAAAGTGTAATGACGGGCTTCGTGGGGGATGCTCGGCTTGTTCTTTTAGTGGCAGATAACCCGGTTGCAGCCGGATTAGTGGAGAAAAGCTATGAATCTTGATAATGAGATCATTTCAAACGCAGATATCGAACGTCTTACCGGATACAAAATTCCTTCCAAGCAGTCGCAATGCTTACGGGATGCGGGAGTATTTTTTGTTGAAGGGCGAGACGGACGACCACGCACTACCTGGGCGCATTTCAACAATCCTTTAGCTCAGCGCATTAAAAACAATTCTGTTGATAATTCGCTACAGCCTAACTTTGGAGCACTTGACTAATGCCACGTCAGAGAAAGAATAAAGACGATGCCTGGATGCCCCCGAGGGTTTACCTCGGGCGGTCAGCATACGAATATCATCCCAAAGGTGGCGGAAACATCCGTCTCTGTGACAAAACTAGTACCCAGGCCCAGGTCTGGACTGCATGGGAAGCACTGTTGAACGACCGACCGGATGATTCGCTTCTGGAAGGTCTTATAGAGCGGTTCTTTAAGTCAGGTGACTTTTTCGAGCTCGCTCCTGAAACACAGAAAGACTATAGAAAATATTCTAAAAAGATCATCGATGTGTTTGGGAAAATGCCGCCTGATGCAATCAAGCCAGAGCACATCAGGCGATATATGGATAAGCGGGGAGTTAAAAGCAGGACTCAAGCTAACAGAGAGAAAGCGTTTATGTCGCGCGTATATCGCTGGGCCTACGAACGTGGGTTCGTTAAAGGAAACCCTACAAAGGGCGTCCGCCAGTACAAAGAAATTAGCCGGGATCGCTACATAACAAATGAGGAATACCAGGCGCTTTACTCTGTAGCGCCTGACATTGTGAAAGTCGCTATGGAGTTAGCGTACCTTTGCTGCGCCAGACAGAATGATGTGCTGGAGATGAAAAAAGGTCAATTCATGGAAGAAGGTATTCTGATAAAGCAAAGTAAAACGTCAGTAGCACAGATTAAAGCCTGGAGCCCTCGCTTGAATGCTGCGCTTGAGTTAGCCAAAAATTTACCTTTGAATGCTGGCATGAGCAGTCTCTATGTGATCCACCAGCCAACTGGAGGAAAGTACACGCGGGATGGTTTTAACAGTCGTTGGCGAAAAGCAAAAATGGAAGCACAGGAAAAGTACCCTCACCTGTCTTTTGATTTCACTTTCCACGATCTTAAAGCAAAAGGGATTTCTGACCTAAAGGGAACTCTCTATGAGAAACAAGCGATTTCAGGGCATAAAAACGTTGAACAAACCGCGCGGTACGACAGAAAAATTGCCGTGGTGCCAGTAGTCGATGGACAGATAGAAAAGAAAAATATTACGAAGTGA